ATTCCTCCAGGACGTCCAGCGACAGCCCGGCCGACTCCGCGAGCTGGACCAGGGCGTCGGTCCCTTCCAGGCCCATTTCCACGGCAGCGGCCAGCACCTGATTGAAGGCTGCTTCGACTTCCGACGCCGACAGCTGGCCCATGTTCATCCGGTTGACCATGTCGGCCAGCACGCCACCCGGCCCGCTCAGAACGTCCAGGCTGACGCCCAGTTCATCGAAGGCAGGTAGCAGGGCGACGACGTTGTCACCGATGGAACCGACCGCTTCGGCCGCGCTGATGGTGCCCCGGTCGAAGTCGGCGAACAGGTTGCGGGTGTCGCCCAGGAACCGGTCCAGGTCCGCGCGGGTATCGACCCCCACTTCTTCGATGACGTCGCCCAGCGCCAGGCGGAAGGCTGCCCCATAGTCACGGCCGTGCTGGTCGCCGATTTCCTGGATTTTCTGCGTCAGGGAATCCGACAGCTCTAGCCCGAACTGCTTTGTAATTTCGTCGACGGCACTGGTCTTCCCGAACAGCCCCTTGAACAGACCTACGATGGCGGAACCCGCCGACAGGAACGCGCCGATGAAGTCGCCCTGTACGAACTTCACCACGGCATTCAGACCAGCCTGTGCAACGGCTGGGATTTCCACCCCAAAGACGTTCTGCGCGATGTCCGTGACGTCGGACATGATGGCCCCGAAATCGCGCTTGAAGAAGCCGCTTAGCTGGTCGCCGAACTTCTGCAGGAAGTTCCTGGGGTCCGGGATGTCGTCCGGGTCCGGTGGGCTGATGACGAACTCCAGGTCCGGCACCGTGAAGGCGTCATCGCTGAAGTCGAGCGCGAGCGCATCCGGGTCCGACGTGACGGCCAGGACTTCCAGGACGCGGGCGTGGACGCGCTCCAGTTCCTCCGCGTGTGCCGCTGCAGCTTCAGCGGACAGGCGCTGGGCATCCGCGTAGGGGAGCAGCGACAGCGTCGCCATGTCCACGCTGCCACCCATTTCCATCACCCGATTCACCAGGCCCAGCAGCTCCTGCTGCAGCTCCGGAGACTGGCGGATCAGCTCGCCGTGCTGGTTGACCAGGTCTTCGAGCGCCGATGACGCCTGGGACGCCGTCGGGCCTTCCCTGGTGATAGCTGCGTCCAGCTCGCCCATGACGTCGGCGACGTCGGACACGGAGACGAACAGGTCTTCTATCTTTTCCTTCGTGTCGTCGGTGCTGGTGCCCAGGTTCGGGAGCCCGTCGTCCGCCAGGGTGTTCGCCGATTCGTTCGCGTCGTCGGTTCCCGCCGTGAACTGGTCGATGGTTTCGACGATGTCGCGGTATCGGTCCCGCTGTTCCTGGGTCGCTTCCGACATCGCCCGCGTCACGGCTTCGGCTCGAATCTGCTGGATGCGGACTTCGTCGACGGTGCCCAGGAAGTTCGTCAGCTGGTCGCCGCTCCAGTTCACGGCCCGTCCCAGGGCCATGTTCACCGACTCCGCGTCGGCTGCAGCTATGTTCGCCGTGTCCTGCGCATCCCGGTACGAAATCCAGGCACTGGTCAGGGCCAGCACAGCGGCTCCTGCAGCCGCTACGGCGATGGTCAGGGGGGTGAACACGGCCGCGAGCCCGGAGACGGCACCGGTCGTTATAGCGGACACCCCACCCAGGGCCTTCACCGTCTTCACGATGTTCAGGATTTGCGGCAGGAAGATAAGCGCCGTGCCGGACATCCCGGCCAGGGCAGTGCCCAGCCCACCGACGGCGATGGCTACCGTCTGGATCGGCTGCGGCAGACGGCGGAACGTCTGTGCCATGCCGATAGCCCAGTCCAGGACCGGGCGCGCTGTGTCCAACATGCTTATGAGAATCGGAATCAAGGCCTGACCGATTTCATCCGCGAGCAGCCGCACGATGTTCTGGAACAGCTGTAGCTGGGACTCTGCGGAGCCGTAGCGGATGGCCGCTTCCTGCGCCAGAGCAGAGTTCGATTCCCATGCTTCCGACGCCCGGTCCAGGGCACCACCCAGCTTTTCACCGGCGTTCGCCGTTCGCTGCATGGTGTCGAGCACCCGGAGCCCGTCCAGGCCCAGCGCTTCCAGCACGACCGTGACGTCTTCGCCTGATTCGATGACCCGGCCCAGGCCCATGATGAATTCGTTTACGGCCATGGCCGCGTCGTCACGGAACAGCTGCGCGAAGTCGTCCGTGGACTGGCCAGCGATGTCCGCGAACAGCTGCAGGGATTCACCCCCGGAAATCACAGCGCTGTTCAGCTCCAGCATGACCCGACTGATGGACGTTCCGGCCGACTCTGCCTTCAGCCCCACCGACGACAGGGTGGCCGCGAAGGCTAGGATTTGGTCCTGGCTCAGTCCGACGGTCTGCCCAGCGCCCGCGATGCGTAGCGCGAAGGAGACGATTTCGGCTTCCGTCGTCTCCATGTTGTTGCCCAGGTCGACGACGGTCGCACCCAGCCTGTCGAAGTTCGCCTGGGTTCCCCCGGTGATGGCGTCCAGCCGGGCGAGCTGGACGGCCGCGTCCTGGGCGGACAGGTTCGTGGTGGCACCCAGGTCCGCCATCACGCGCGTGAATTCGGTGACATTCTCCGCGCGGATTCCTAGCTGACCGGCTGCTTCCGCGATGCCGAAGATTTCTTCAGCGGCCAGGGGTACTTCACGGGTCATCCCCGCGAGTTCGACGCGCAGGCCAGCCAGCTGCGCTTCGGTTGCGTCGACCGTCTTTACAACGCCCAGGAAGGCGCTTTCGAAGCTGACGGCCGTGGACGTGGCGACGACTGCCACGCCGGTGATGGCGGCACTGATGGCACCCAGCGCCACACCTGCGGAACGCGCGGTCGATTCGACTACCTGCTGGTTCTGCCGGTAGAACGAATTGAGACGGGACAGCGAGCTGGAACCGGTCTGCTCCAGCTTGCTGTTCGCCGACTCTACTTTTTGAAGGGTCGCGCCGATGGAGTTCGCGAATTCATTGGCCTTCTGCAGACCTTCGCGCGTCTCCACATCGAAGACGACCTGAAACCGCGTCGCCACGGGCGACCTATCGCCTGGCTCCCCCTGCCTGGCGTACCTGCTCGCGCTTCCGCTGCTGCTCTATATCGAGCTGCTGAATCTGGCTGTTAATCGTTTCGAGTTTTCGTAGCAGTCTGTCCTGTTCGTCGCTGTCGAGTCGGGCCATCTGCTGTTCGAGCCGGAGCCCAGCCAGCCTGTCGCCACCCCTGCACATCTGCAGGTACACGGCACAGGCCAGCTGGTTCCCCCGCATCGGTTCTACACAGCGCGGGCATTCCTCTACCGGGGGTCGTTCCCCGCTGCGCTGCTCGACTTTCGCGCAACGGGTGCAGATGCCCTGCGGATACCGGTAACGGAATTCCGCCCACGCTGCTAGATTTCCCCCTCGGCTTCCGTCCTGGACCACTCCTCGCCGTTCAGCTCGCGGGCCTTGTCCAGCGTGAAGTTCAGGAAGGCGCTGGACCGCAGCATGGCTTCCGCCTTGTTCTCCAGCGTCGCCGGACGCTTGCCGTCCGGGAAGTCCATGGTGCGGTCGTCCGTCGGGTCCAGCGGCTGCACGACGGTGCCGTCATCGTCCACGCGGAGCTGGCCCCAGTCCACGATGACGTCGGCCGCCAGCAGCCGCATCTGCTTCACCTGGTCCAGTCGCTCCACCTGCTGCCCACCGCGACGCTCGAACGTCGTGCACTTGTCGCGGATTTCCAGCTCGCGCTGGGGTGACAGCGGCTTGATGTGAACGAACGTGGTGGTGCCCGGAATCTGAAACTTCCGGCCACCCTCCGTCGCACCTACCATGAATCGGGACATGTTTGCTCCTGCTCCCCCGTGGGGTGTTACCGGCTAGGGCTCCCGACCGACCATCGGCCAGGAGCCCGTCGCCTTCGTCGTCAGTTGTAGCTGGCTTTACGCCAGCGGATCGGTGCTCATCTGGTTTACCACCGTCATCACCAGCTGGTCGGCGAAGCTGAACCCCTGCGGGGCGCTATCCGCCTTCGTGGCGATAAGGGTGATGGGGTGACGGATCAGGCCCGCGCCCGCGATGTTCGCGGCCGCTTCGCTGACTTCCAGCTGGGCCATGTCGAACACCCAGCTGAAGTTGTTACCGCCACCCGCGTCCAGCGCGCTGTCGAACGTCATCTGCGCCATCAGCAGCGTCTTCGGGTCGGCGGAATGACGGTCCAGCCAGTCTTCCCCGTCATACTCCGGGTACTCCAGCGTCAGCGTGGTCAGCACATGGCCGTTACGCTTCGGCTCGTCACGGTACGGCTTGTTCTTCGTGGTGAAGATGTCCGTGTCGAACTGGCCTTCCATCGTCAGCTCGAACCGCGACGGGTACGACTCGTCTTCCGCGTCCAGAGCCGTGCTGTCGGACTGCGCCGCGATCAGCAGCTGAAGGTGGTTGAAATGCACCTTCTTCCGGTTCGCCGGGATGGTCACGCTGTCGATGGTCGTGGTGGTGTTCACGCCCGTGCCCGCGTTCCGCTTCAGCCGACGCCCGGCTACGGTGAACTCCACCTGGACAGGCTGCCCGGCTTCGCCGCTGATGCGGAGCCCCACGACCTTGACGCAGTCGTATTCCCACACCCGGTTGTCCTTCCGCTTCTCGAACACCAGGGTGCCGAAGATGCCGTCCGGACAATCGTTGATGCGGTAGACGGTCTGATAGGCCGCCGAACTGGCCTGCTGGGCCGGTCCGGACTCCACGCTGCCGAACGCCTGGGCGATGATTTCGTCCAGACCTTCGTACTTCGCGTACGCCGTGATGCCGCCGTCGTGTCGTTCGTTCCCGCGCTCGCCGCGTCCCTGCTGGACGCTGCCCGCGTTCGATTCGTCCCGGATGTGCGGGACATCGTAGCTGATGGACTCCGACAGGTACTCGAAGCCGAACCCGGCATCCACCTGTTCGGCCGTGCCGTCGTCCCAGCCGTTCGTGTTCTTCTGGAACCCAGCCAGCGCTGTCGCGCCTACGCCGCTTCCGCAACTCATTTCGCGTCCCTACCGGCTCCCCCAGTTGGACCGAAAATAGCTCCCGTTATTTCTTGAAGTCTCCGCGCTGTGTGGCTCCACGTTCGATTCGCGTGCACCCATTCTACTGCCCGCTCCCGCGTGCCCCTAAACTGGTCGTAGTTTCGCACGGCCCGCTTCAGCTGCGACACCAGGCTACCGTGCTTCACTTCATCGGCCGTGGTCGGCACCCCGAAGTGTACGCGACGCTTCTTCGTCTTCAACGTCAGCGCGCGGCCCGGCACTACGAAATCAGACAGGCCCCCCGCCACTGGAGCGATGACGAGGGAGCCAGTTCCCATCGCTTCCAGTGGGGGGAGCCCATATCCTTCGCCGCGCGTCGTCGTCACGAAGATGTGGTGACGTCGATACAGGTCGGCGAGTTCTTCACGCGGCAGGCGTCGGCAGTCGAACGTGACCCCCGGCACCAATTCTTCGAATTGCTCTGTGTGCTTCGCCGACGTTTTGAACGTGACCCTGACGTCGTCGTCGCTGTGACTGAACGCGGCCATGAAGCCACGCGCGAAGATGTCCCACCCCTTGCGCAAGTCCGGAGCCCCTAGCCATAGCAGCCGGTACGGGGGAGCCGGTGGCGTCTTCGCCGGGTCAGGGTAGAACAGGTCGCCGTCGATACCTAACGGGCACAGGTGGATGGGCCTGGTGACTCCGTTCCGTTTGAAGATATCCCGGCAGAACTTCGTGGGCACGATGACCGCGTCAGCCTGGTTCAGCGGCTCCACATACTCCCGTGGCATGTCCGGCGCTTCGTACATGCTGAACAACGCCGTAGGCCGTTCGTCGCGCTGAAACGACTTCGGGTGGCAGAACGCTACGCGGACCGGCGCATCGTCACCGATGGTGTGGCCCAGCTCCAGCCAGTGACGTCGGACGGCGTCGGTGAAGGTGCTGTACCCGAACTCGCGGCCCGCGCCGCTATGTGGCGTGTAGAAGTCAACGTGCACGGCTCCCCCCCAGCTCCCCCTTGCCGCCCTACGGATTGTTCGTGAAGAAGTCGTATTGCACCAGAATCTCCATCCGGAACAGCGCCCAGCCCTTCGCCACCACGTTGATGTTCCCTTCGTCCGTCGTCAGCTGCCCCAGCTGGGTGAAGTCCGCCCAGCAGTTCCGCTGGATATCTTCCATCAATTTCTTGATGACATCGTGCACCAGCTTGTCCAGCGCGTCCTGCGAGCTGCCTGGTTCGTGCACGTACCCCCACACCACGACCGTCATTTCTGATTCGTAGGTCTGGTTCGTCCTGGGGTCCGGCGCTTCATCGCCGCCCACCACGAACAGGGCCGGAGTCTTCGACGACGACCAGGCTTCCCAGTGGGTCAGCTCCGTGCTGACGTAGTCGTCGTTAATGTCGTAGAAGTAGCCGTCCACCTGGGCTATCGCCTTCAGGTTCGCGACGATGTCGTCCCGGATTTCCTGCCGGTGACTGATGGTCGGATCAGGCATCAGGCCACCCCTATCTGGTCGTGAAGCCTGTTCAGGTCCGCGACGTACTTGCGTTCGATATCCACCATCCGCGCTTCGAAGGCTTCGACGATGAACGAACGCTTTTCCTGCCGTCGCGGCTTTCGCTCCACCAGCTTCGTGAACACCACTGCCCCGTCCCGCGCTCCGATGAACCGCAGAAATGTCGCCTTCTTCGGGGTGATGTTATACGCCGGGAACTGCGCGCCCAGCTCCCACGCGATTCCATAGTCCAGGCTGGTCCCGATAGTTCCCTGTACGCCCTTGAACGTGCGCCGGACCTGGATGCTGGACTCTACGTCGCGCAGCAGGTTACCGGACCGTCGGTTCAGGACCGCGCCCATCAGGTTCGCTTTGACGCGGGACCAGACGATGTCGCGCATGACCGTCAGGGTGGTGGCCTGAAGCGTCGCCGCAACCACGTTCGGGTATCGCTGGATCAGGCGCATAGCGTCGTCGCCGATGATCCGGATTCGAACTATTGGGACCGGCATGCGCTACCCCGTCGACGGTCGGCGATACAGCCGGATGACCCGCATGATTTGGGGTGGAACTTCCGGTGGCGGGACGAACTGGGCCTGCTGCCCCTCGAACGACCGACCCTGCAGGCCGAAGCGCGCCGTATCTTCTTCCTTCCAGATGTGCCCCACCCAGCGCATGACCGCCAGCTGGACGTCCGCAGGAATCGTCACCCAGCCACCGGAGTAAATCACCTGGACGTTCTGATAACCGCGAGCGAACCGTGCGCGAGCGCCCAGGAGCTGGACGCGACCTTCGCCTGCGTAGCTGACGTACGTGTCGGCGTCCACCAGGGTCGTCGCGTTGAAGACGGCGGGTATCGAGTTCGATTCGTGCACCGACGTCACGCTGATGATGGGCGGGTTCTCTACCAGCACGTAGCTGCACCCACCGTCCAGCGCGTCCGTGTAGTTCGCTTGGGCAAACACACGGTTAGTTCGGGACTCGAACTCCGCAGAGACACCATCCAGAATCGCCTGGACCACGTCGTCGCGGTCTTCCGATTCCTTCAGGTACTGCAGCGTCTTTTCCAGCGTGACCAGCGCCACCGATGCCCCCTACTTCTTCTTCTTCTTTTTCGTGGACTTCTTCTTCTTCGTGGACTTCGAGCTGGCGGACTTCTTCGTCGCCTTCTTCTTCTTCGACGACGTGACCCCCTTCGGGCCGGTGCCCATCGTGCAGCCTTCCACCAGCTTGCACGCCAGCTCTGCCATCGGCTTCGACAGCACGTTCTTCCCTGGCTGCAGGGTGAACCCGGCCGGGTGAACCTGCGCGCTGTCGCCGTCGTAGTACACGGTCTTCATGCTGACTTTCGCCATGGTGTTACCTCCGCGCCTATAGTAGCGGCGAGCCCCTGGCCGTCCTAGCCGACCGGCTCGCCTTCGTACACGGGCACCTTCTGGTGCGCATCTTCCTGTGGCACCAGGGCGTCGATAGCTTCCATCAGACGATGGCGCTTCGCGTTCAGCGGCGACAGCGCGTCCGCTGCCTTCAGGCGCTCCGAATCCGGCAGCGTCGTGTCGCGGCGTCGGTCTTCCAAGTGCCACATCTTCAAATTCGTGATGGCCAGTTCGTCGACCAGCTCCCCCAGTGACTTCTTCATGGCCTCGTCCATGTCATGCAGATGATGTTGTCGTCCTGGGCGTCGTCGTCTACGGCCCGGCATCGCTCGCGCTCGAACGTCACCGGCACCCCATCTTCGTCGTTCACCCAGCGCCAGGCCCGCAGGTACAGTTCGTCTTCCTGGTCATGCAGCAGTTCGTGGCGTTCGAACATGCGCGACCAGGCGTGGAGCGGGCGCAGGTCTGTGAACTCCTGCTGGTCCGGGAACAGCCGCGTGCGCTGCGGGTGGTAAGGAACCGTCACCACCAGTAGCCCGGCTGGCTTCATCAAGTCGACGATGGCAGCTATCGCCGACTCCACGTCTTCCGCATGCTCCAGGGTGCTGACACAGGTAACGATGTCGAACGGCTCCGGCTCCGTCATCGCGTAGTCCTGGACCGTCGCTTCCACGTACGTGATGTTCTGCCAGGGCATCCGGACGAACCCACGGCAGTCAGGGTCGCAGCAGACGACCTGGTCCACCCACACGTCGGCCAGGTTGTTCGGCAGCTGGCTGCCTGCCGTGCCCACATCCAGCAGCCGCACGGGTTCGTCCGGTTCGAGCCCGGCCAGGTGGTCAGCGACAGCCCGAAAGGTGAAGGCGTATTCGTACGCCCGTTCGTTCGTCATGCGGGCCACAGCTCGAACTCCGGTAGCGGGAAGACCAGCTGCGGCTTCCAGTCGTCGGTACACAGACGGCCGTGCAGCCGCTCGAACCCAGCGCGGAAGTGCCACGGCAGGACCATCAGGTAGTCCGGCTGCGCGGCGATGATGTCACCTTCCGGCTTGATTCCGATTCCGGTTCCAGGCGTGACGCGCCCGAACTTGTCTCGATTGATTTCCCCCACTCCGACGATGTCGTCCGGCGTCACCCCGCACCACTGCAGAACGACGTTCCCCCTGGTCGATGCACCCAGGGCCGCGACGGTCTTCCCTTCTGCCTTCGCCGCATTCAGGAAGTTACGGACGATTTCCCGGTGGCGAACGACCCGCGCGAAGTACGTCTGGCAGGTCTTCACGTAGTCGTCGAACGTGGAGCCCACACGCTTCGCTTCTGCGATGCAGACACGCTCTACCGCGTGGGACGGAGATTCGTGGTTTCGAATCTCCACCCGGAAGCTGCCACCGTTCGAGTCGTTCCGCCTGACCGACACCACTTCCATGCCCGCCCGCCGTGCGATGTCGACCAGGTCGCGGACCAGGTAGTAGTCGATGTGTTCGTGACAGAGCGTGTCGTAGAACCCGTCCCGCATCATCCGTTCGGTGTCCTGGACCTGGCAGAACCATGCCCCACCAGGGCGCAGGAGTCGCCGCACAGAGCGCGCAAAGGCTACCGGGTCGTCCAGGTCGTAGAACATCGCGACGGACGTCAGAACGGACACACGGCCTTCACCGATGGCTTCCACTGCGTTGTCGTCGAAGAACTCCGGCAGGCACCGGATGTCGGTTTCCTTCGGCATGAATCGGTCCGCCAGCGGGTCGACGTTCCAGCGTTCGAGCCAGGACGGGAACGCTTCCAGTAGCGTGCCGTCGTTTCCACCCACGTCCACCACGACGTCGCCGGGAACTAGGTGGCAGGACTGCAGCGCTTCTGCGGCCAGTCCCTGCAGGTGACGCACCATCGCCCCGTTCAGCGAGCTGTGGTAGCCGTAGGTGTCGGTGTACATCAGCTCTACCTGGTAGGACTCGCGCAGCTGCATCAGCATGCAGTCCGCGCACAGCATGACGGTCAGCGGACCCGATGCGACGGACTCGCCCGGCAGGGGGAAGTACCCCGTCATCGCCACGTCGTCCATCCGGAACTGCCGGACCAGGTCTTCGCCGCCACACCTTCGGCATGTCGACATCGTCACGTACGGCTTCATCGGTTCACCCTGTACCAGTTGACCGTGCTTCGGATTCCGTCCTGGAGCGACACGCCTGCGGCCCACCCCAGGTCGTTCGCCTTCGTCACGTCCAGAACCTTATGCGGCGCTCCGTCCGGCTTGTCCGACTCCCACTCCACTTCGAGCCCGCCGACAGCGTCCGCGATGGCGTCGACCAGCTCGCGAATCGACGTGCCTACGCCAGTGCCGATGTTCAACGGCGCGTCCATGTCGTCGTACGACTCCGCTGCCGCCACCAGACCGGCCGCACAGTCATCCACGTACATGAACTCACGGACCGGCGCTCCGGAGCCCCACACCTTCATCGGCTTCCCGGACTCCGATGCGGCCACGGCCTTCGCGACCAGCGCCGCTACGACGTGACTGCGATAGTCGCCGAAGTCGTCGTGCGGGCCGTAAAGGTTCGCCGGTACGACGTGCACAGCTCGCATGTCGTGCTGGTTCGCGAAGGCACGGGCTCCGGCTTCCATCGCCTTCTTCGCCACCCCGTACGCTTCCACGCTGCCGTGCACCTGGCCAGACCAGAAGTCGCCTTCCGCCATCGGCTCCGGCGCTAGGCCGCCAGGGTAGCTACATGCCGTCCCGCAGAACACGACCTTGTCCACTTCAGCGGCCGCGCTGGCTTCCAGGACGTTCAGGCCCATGCGCACATTCTTCGTGAAAATGGAAGCCGGTTCGGCCAGCGTGATGCCCAGGCCACCGTAGTACGCGGCCAGATGAAACAGGACATCAACCTGCAGCCCCTTCAGCGCGCCCAGCAGTCCCAGCTGGCGTTCGATGTCGCAGTGAACCGCGAGCAGCCTGCGGTCCACCCCCACGGCGTCGTGAAGCACTGCCGCAGCCTGCGACACATTCCGCGTCACCACATGGATGCTTTCCACGTCAGCTTCCAGTAGGCGCTGGATCAGGTGGCGACCCACGAATCCCGTAGCACCAGTGACGGCTACCGACTTCCCCTTCAGCTCCACGTCATCCCCCACTGTTCCGATACCGGTCACGAATCCGAAGCGACGACAGCGCCGCGAGCAGCGACCGGACCCCGCGCTCCATCGTCCACACCGGAGCCCAGCCGGTGTCCGTGAACTTGCCGTAGCTGACTTCGTAGTCCCGCTGGTCCGGGTCAGCCCCGTCTCCGTGAAAGATGCGCAGCCCGTCCGGAGCGTGCGCGGCGACCAGGTCCGCCAGCTCCTGCTTCGTCATGTTCCCGTCATGGCTGCCGACGTTGAACACGCCCGGCTGCATCTTTTCATAGTTGACCATCGCGTGAACCAGGGCTCGCGCCATGTCTTCGACGTGGACGAAGGTTCGCCGGGCGTCACGCTGGTACAGGACCAGGTTTCCTTCGGCGAGCGCTTCCCAGGCAAAGGTGTTCGGCAGCGTATCCAGCCGCATCTTCGGGCTGCACCCGTACCCCGTGGCGAACCGAAGGTGAATGCCACCCAGGCGTTCCCACAGCACGCGCTCCGCTGCCAGCTTCGACTTCCCGTAGATGGACAGCGGGTTCGTGTCGCTTTCCTCCGTGCACACGCCTTCAATGGCCCCGTACACGCTGCCGGTGCTCGCGTTCACCACCCGCTTCGGCCGCCAGTTGTAGGCGAGGTTGTAGGCGCTGTCGTAGTTCCAGGATTCCGCCAGCTCCGGGTTCGCTTCGCAGGCAGGAGCGCCGACCAGTCCGGCCAGGTGGACGACGATATCCGTGCCGCCCCAGCTGTCGTCGATGGACTCCACCACGTTGCCCTGGCGCAGCTCGATTCGGTCACGCCACGACGCATCACTGAACCAGTCGAACGGCGGTTCCTGGCGCTGCCAGAAGTTGTCGATGACGACGACCTGTGCGCCTGGGAAGGTGCGCAGGATCAGCGGCACGGTGACGCGGCCGACGTAGCCAGCGCCACCCGTAACGACGATGCGGTCATACATCGAACACGACTCCCTTTTCTATCAGCTGCCGGGCGGTTTTCCTGGGCAGCATGTTAACGCCGGTAGCCAGCATGCCTGCGTCCGGATGGATGCTGCTGGGTCCGGGGTAGAACACGGCAACCTTACCCGGTTCCCGCTTTGGGAATGGAAAGTCCCGCAGGAACAGTTCGTCGAACGCCGCGTGTTCGAGCCTGCCGCGCGCGAGCGCTTCGAAGGCGTCTCCGGTCTGGTGGTTCGGGAAGAAGTCGACCACGTCGAAGTCCGTGTCATGCCACTGGTGCGCGCCGTACTTCTGGAAGTCGTGTTCCACCTTGATGCCGGAGCGCCACGGTTTCGACGGCAGCAGCTGGATGGTCGGAACGCGAGCAGCGTAGGCAAACCAGACAATGCTGGTCGACACACAGATGACCAGGTCGAATTCCCCGACGATGGCCCCCAGCAGAGACAGCGGGCGAACCCTGCCGATTTTGCGGGCACCAGGTAGGTCCGGCCACGTCTGCCCGTCCGTGCAGATGGCCAGGTCGTAGTCTTCCGACATCCGCTTCAGGGCCTGCTTATGCTCGCCGGACAGGACGACCGGCGTGCTGATTCCGAACGGAGCCACCAGGATGCCGGGCCGTTCGTCACGTCCGGCGAGCTGCCGCGCCAGCGCCCGGTCGTCGCGCTTGTATTTGAACTCCGGACGCTTCGGCCACTGGACGCCTACGGACGCCTGCAGGAAATCCGCGTAGGGCAACGGCGACCGCTCGAACTCCTGGAACTTCCCGTCAGATATGCACGGGTTGAAGACGTATTCGTAGCGCTCCGCTTCTACCTGGTCCCGGAGTTCGTCCAGTCCGTCGAACGGTGACTCCCCCGTCATCGGCAGGGCGTGAACTTCGTGCACCGACTGCGCATGCTCGAAGATGCTGGCGTAGTGCTCGCGGGCGTACCAGTGAACCCTGAACTTACGGCGACCCAGGACGCGGGCCAGCGGGAGCGTCGCGACGATGTCACCCAGTCGCCCCGGCTGAACGATGGCTACGTGCCGGGCCTTCACCGGCTCCGGCTCGCACAGGGGTTCGTCGGCTCCCCCGTCGTACGTCCAGTCGTCAGGGTACGTCTTCACTTCACGCCACTGCTGGCACGACGTCGGAGCCGCGCCCCATTTCTCCACGTACCGTTCCACGTTCCGTCGCAGCTCCAGCTCCCGGCGCTTCGCTAGGTGTGGATTCTCCCGATAGGTCGTCATGTGGAAGTGTTCGTAAACGAACCTGCCCGTGCGGTACGGCTCGAACCCCGCGACGGTCAGACGGTGCACGTAGTCATTGTCTTCGATGTAGCGCGGCCGGAACCGTTCGTCGAACGTGCCCACCTTCAGGACAGCGCGCCAGTCCAGAACAAAGGCAGACATGTCGCCGCTGATGACGCGGTCGTCGATGGGCTCGCCCTGCTGGTTCTTCACCAGCTCCGGCTTCGACACCCCCCGTCCGCCTGGGATGCTCTGCAGTCCGGTCGCCATGCCCATGCTGGGGTCGGCTTCCAGCATCGCGACCAGGCCGTCCAGATAGCCCTTCGGCAGCACCACGTCATTGTTCAGGATGGCCACGTAGCGCGGCGTGTAGCTTCGCGCAGCTTCCAGCCCTACGTTCAGGGCTGCAGCCACGCCGACGCGGCCCTGGGGCTGCTCTACGTCCACAGGGAGCTGTTCCAGCAGCTCGCGCGTCCCGTCTGTGGAGTTGTTGTCCACCACGATGACCCGCATGGGTCGCTCTGACTCGATAGACGGCAGGCAGCGGCGCGTGTAGCTCCACTGGTTCCACGTCAGGACGATGACGACCAGGGCGTCTATGGCACTCCCCTTCTTCCGCGTCGGGGTCGGACCGGGATTCCATCGCTCCAGCTTCCCGTCGTCCTGGTAGGCCGGGCTGGTCAGGTCTTCCCACCAGCCGGGGTTCTTTTCGACCAGCTGCGCAGCCAGGTCGTCGTCGACGGTGCATGTGCCGCCACGCTCCACCACCATCCGGTGACCACGGTACTTCGGGAACGGCCCCATGTAGCGCAGCTTTTTACCCATGCCTATACCGTCTCCGGACTCTGGCCAGCTCGCCCCGAAGTGCAGCCGGATCAGCGTGCGATAGCGACTCCGAACGAACAGTGAAGTGACCGACGATATCCGCCGTGTAGGCGATGCCGTCGGCGGACAGCTTAATCCATGCGTCCCAGTCGGCTGCGATTTCCAGGGTGGTGTCGAACCCGCCTAACTCCAGCAGACGTTCGCGAGCGAACAGGGCGCAGCAGCCGATGTCCACGGACTCGCGTATCGAGCTGACCGTGTGCGGCTTCGTCACCCCGCTGTAGGGGTTCCGCTCCCCGTCGTGGCACATGACGTCGCCATAAGCAAAGCTGGAGCCCTGGTCTTCGGCCAGGTCCACCAGCTTTCGGATGCCGTCCGGCTCCCACCAGTCGTCCGTGTTCGCGATGACGCACCAGTCCGGCCACGCCACCATGCACAGATAGTTCCACGCCATCGGAAGGTTCACGCGGGAACTGCAGACGTGGACTTCCGACCAGGTGTCGACGTCCGGTGGTAGCTGCCATCCGGACGGACCTTCGGCTCCGACTTCGAGGATGAACGGGTGGACGACCACGCCTTCCTGGGCCTTCAGGCTTCGGAGCTGCCGCGCGAGCTGTGCCGGGTGTGGCCGGTACGCGCTGATGATGGCAGCGACGTCAGGCTGGGTATCCATCGTCAAGGCGCTTCACCTGGTAGCGGCCCGTCATGGACGTGCGGACCTGGTCGCGTTCTTCCCGGTAGTGCTCTATCTGGCCGACGGCTGGGTCCAGCTCGCAGCCATCTCCGTGCGGCCTGTTCTTCGGTGGCGACCCGTGCACGTAGGTAACCGCCTGCCCGTGGGCATTCACCACCAGGTAGTCGTGTACGAACCTGTGGCCGACTTCGTACCGATACATCTTCGGCACCCACAGCGGGAACAGGTCCGGACGCAGCGGGCGCTTCGAGCGCACGAAGACGCAGGGGTCGAACTCCGGTAGCAGCGCCCGCAGCCGGGCCGGGTCACCCGTCCAGACTTCATCCGCGTCTGCCCATAAACACCAGTCGCCAGGCGACGCTTCGGCCGCAACTCGCGTACGTGCTTCGCGTTCGTCCCACACGTCTTCGACGATGACGTCCGCGTCGAACTTGCGCGCGTTAACGATGGTCTGGACGACCGCTTCTTCCGGGACCGATTCGTGACCCCGGTATCGACCGACACCGACGACGACCCGGTCCGCGAATTCCGCCAGAGACGACAAAGACCGCGTCAGCAGCGACACGTCGTCGCCGTACGCGGTCATGCATCCCACGATGCGGGTGGCTCCCCCCATCAGCTTTGACTCCCCTTGTTACGACGGTCCGGGGTGGCCCGTCCTGCAAGTCCGGGCCACCCCGCCGTCGTTCCCCAGCCGCAGCGGCTTAGAAGTTGTACCCCAGGCCGACGCAGTCTTCCGACGTGGTGTCGAAGTAGCACTGGAAGTCGCCGCGCCACGACGCGACGATGATGTGCTGCTGGCGCTCGATGTCGCGGTCCGTCTCCACCATCACGCGGCGACGGTCGCCCATGCTGTAGCACTGGCGGTTGACGTTCAGAGCCACCTTCTTCGTGGTGGTCGTCCCGTCGTACACGCCGCTGGCGTTCAGGTTCTCCCGGACGAACTCCGAAATGAGAACCGGCGAACCGTCCAGCGAACCCAGCATCCCGGTCAGGATGGTGGCCTGCGGCCCCAGCTTGTCCAGGGTGATGACCACCGGATTGTTCTGGCTGTCCTTCAGCGACAGCAGCAGGATGTGACCCTGGACGCCGAAGAACCACACGTTGTCCATCGGCTGCGCGGCGTACTTGCCCATCGCGCTGCGGATGCTGCGGATGTTTTCGACGTTGAAGGTGGACAGGTCGATTTTCGCGTCCGCGAGCGCGAGCGCACGGAGCCCGTCCCACGCCTTCCGCCGATCCGTCGGGGCCGTCACGTCGGAGTCCTGGTGGGCGCCCGACGTGTCGCCGTTGATGATGGCGTCGTCGACACCCCGCGCCAGGCCCGTCACCAGCTTCCGCTGCATGTAGGGCAGCACCGGAATGATGCTGTCTTCCTCGATTTCGTACGACGCGAGCGACCGCACGGCCAGCTTCTCCGCGTCGTACGTCACCTTCTGCGTACCGGCGTCGTCCGCCGTCACCTTGTCGTCGTCACCGTCTCCGGTCGACTCCCCGGTCAGATACGCTTCGACGTGCCCGCCTTCCACCGGCAGGGTGTAGGGGTTCGTCGGCATCGTGAATCGCGGGAAGACCTGGGCGACGACCAGTTCCAGGTCGATACGGTCGATCAGCTGCGAGCTGAAGCCGGTGGGAATCCACTCCGCACCGCCACCCGACTCTGCCGTGTCCAGCGCCTTCAGCTTCCGGTCCAGCTGGGCGTACAGCTTCGTGGTCCGCACGTCCGTCGGGTCGCGCGGATCGGCGTTCAGGAGCGCGCCCAGCAGGTACACGCGGTCGGACAGCTCCATGACGGACTTGAACTCGTCATACTCGCCGTCCGACATGATCTGCCGGACTTCCTCCGTGGGCATCGCCGCCAGCTGCTTCAGCGCCGGCTTGTTCGCCCAGCCGTACTTCTTCCCCCGGATGGCGAACGGATTGAATCCGCCACCCTCGCCTGCGATGCGGTCGGCTGCCGCCTTCAGCGCGTCGTCGGTATTCGGCTCGCCCTTGCGCTGCGGTTCCTTCGGGCTGCCGTCGTCGTTCGTCCGCCGCGCCTTGTCGCCGTCCAGCAGCTTCTGCTGCACATCCTTCAGCTGCTCGCCCAGCGACTCCATCTGCTCCGCGAACGGTGCCATGGGGTCGCCCTTGCGCTTCGCGTCGTCGGACGCGCCCTTCCCGTTGCGTTCGTCGTAACTCGCTTCCAGCTGCTCGATACGACCCGTCAGGGACTTCAGCTCGCGTACCGCGTCCTGAAGCTCCTGCGGCGTGTGGTCGACTTGCGTCGAATCACTCATTGCCCGTCCCGTTTCCTGGCTCCCCCGCAGGGTAGAAACTACTGGCGCTCCAGCCTGTCAGTGACGCGGCGAGCGCGCCTGATGGTCTGTCCCAGTTCGTCGGTCAATAACTTCTGCTCCAGCCGGGTCACCATACCACCCAGCCGCTTGACGCCGGATTGTAGCTCCTGCGCGGCCTGCATCCTAATCGGGCCACTGCTGCTGGTCACCGGCTCGAACACGACACGGCGTCGAACTTCCTGCCGTGCTGAATCCATCGTGACCACATCTGCGTCCAGTTCATATCCGCGCTCGAACAGCCGGTCCCGCTCGCCCTTCTGGCCCAGTTCGTAGACCACGACGTCATCGAAGACGGCCACGACCCACAGCCAGTCGAATTCCGGCTCCACATCCTTCACGGCCATTTCGAGCATGTCCCGGATGTCCCGATCCGACAGCCCCGTGGCCTTCGTGGTGACGACCAGGCAGTCCGGTCGGTCGGTCGGTCGGTCGGTGCTCGCGGCGTACCCGGCTCGCGCCTGGCGCTGGTCGATTCCTGGCGGCCGTGTTTCCTGGGGCTCCACACCTTCCGACTTCGGAACGACCATGACCAGCTTCGATTCGTCCAGCCATGGAATGGTCTTCAGCTCCGAACCTTCCGGCGCTTCGAACTGCTCGAACCGGTAGAACTCATCGCCGACGTGCTTACAGGAGTCCGGCGTGAATCCGTGTTCGCGCACGAACAGCTGCGCCTGTTCCCGGTTCATCTTCCGCCTGGGCACCAGCACCGACTGGATGTCCGCGCCCTTCAGGAGCCCGGCCCGCTTCATCGTCGGAATCAGGCCGTAGTTCTTCATCCCGTAGCCCAGCAGATGGGCACCGGCGTGGGCGGGCACCAGGACAGCCGCAACTTCCAGTAGGTTCTGCTCGAAGAACTCGAACCCCATCAGCTGGCCCGTATCGTCGTCGAACCTGGGCTCCGCTCGCAGGGGGTCCATGCCGACGGAAAACGACCGCTGGAAACCACCGTCGTAGAGCACCCGCGCTTCCTGGCCGCGTGCGGTCGGTGCCCACATCCCTTCGAAGTCGAACCGCTGCTGGTCGATTTCGAAATCCACCATCTTCCCGATGGCGAAGTCGTGCCAATTGTGGAACGCCGAAATGACGCCACCCCCGGCCATGTAGTCGGGCATCCCTTTCAGGAAGCCTTCCGGGTGGACGATGTCGCCATCACGGTCCACGGTGGCTTCGCTGGCGCGCGCTACGAAGCGCCCGTCATCGCCGCCCACCTTCAGGACTCTGGCTGTTTTCGTTACCGGCGTAGACATCGTGAAGTTCCCCCAGCTCCCGTTCCAAGAGTATGCGACACCCTACTGGATGCCCAAATCGCGCGCTTCGAGTAGTTCGTCCATCGTGATTCGCGGGTCCACCGCCAGGGCCGTGCTGATACCCAGCGCATCAGCGTACGCCTGAACCGCCATCGGCAGGTTCGGCACATCCCAGTCGCTGTCGTCGACACCTTCACGCGCAGCTAGCTCGCGGAGTTCTTCGAGCCGTTCCGCTAGGTCGTTAGCCATCAGTTCACACCCAGGACGTTTTCGATCCACTGGGCCAGCTGTGGGTATCGCTCGCGCCATTCCTCCGCAGTCATGCGGGTGGCGCTGATGACGCCATCATATCCGACGCTGTCGATGTTCCCGGTGAAGTACATGCGGAATGCTTCTGCTACGGCTTCTTCCGGCTTCGTGGTTCCGTAGGCGAACGCCCCTTCCCGCGTCGCCCCACGGTTCGGCTTAAACACGCCTGGCGAAACCTCCGTCACGTCGCCGTTCCAGTACGCCTTCTGCCACTCGCCCAGCATCCCATCGTCGCGGAAGCGCTGCGCCAGGCCGAACGTCTGGTCACCCACTGCCGCGTCCATGTCGAGCGCATGGCCTAGTTCGTGGACCAGGACTTCTTCGAGTTCGTCGACTGATGCTAGACGCCACTTCGCGGGCTCCGGGTGCGTTCGCTTCCAGAACTTCATGGCGTTATTGAAGTCCTGTTCGTCGATGTCGCCTGCCTTCACCAGCTCCCGCAGGGACCGGAACTCTGCATTGTGTTCGGTGACCCAGTCGCCCCACTCCAGGTTTTCCCGCATCAACTGCAGGTCCAGGCGCTTCAGGTCTGGCGGGTAGCCACGCCGCTTCGTCGCGTTCATCCTGCCCATGACCGACAGCGACTTCGTAGACTTCGTCGCCACACGGAATTTAAAGTCCGGGATTTTCTCCAGAGCGTCCACGAACTTCGCACGGGCGGCCGGGTCCATCACGTTCAGGCGATTCAGCGCGTCTTCTAACAGTTCGCGCCTGGCTTCGTCCCTCGGAAGGCTCCCGCCGAACTGTTCCCACGTCAGGCGCTCTGCGCGCTCGCCTTCGCGCTCCGGACGCTGTGGTCGCAGTGGCTGGTCAGGCGGCAACGGCTCCGCAGGCGTCGGCGTGACGGTCCCGCCACCGGATGGTAGGTCGCCACGGTCGCCCGTTAGAACCGGAGCCTGGAAGCAGCGACAGCCGACAGCTTCATCGGCCGACGAACTAGGCTCGCGCGGGTACAGCAGCCCGTTACTGAAGCGCTCGCCCACCTTCCGGACTTCGCCGTGCAGTCGACGATGGTTGCGCGGGCTGTTCGACCCGTCGCTGACCCTGGCGTCGCGCTGGGTCAGCCACCTGGACTTCGCGATGCCCGCACGCTGGAATCCGTCGTTAGTGGCGACGGACATGGCCGTGCCCGCTTCCTGCTGCGCTATCAGCGCGACCCGTGGTCCCATGTCGCCGATGACGCTAGAGACACGGCCCAGCAGCGCGTCCCTGTCTTCACCGTTCCCGAAGCCTTCCAGGAGCGAATCGCGGAGCGCCCCGCGCGTCGTCTCTGAAATTCTCCGCACATCGGCGGCCGCGACCTTCCGGAGCCGTTCGAGTTCTTCCGGCCCTGGGGTCGTGTCGATTTCCACACCGACGCCCAGGTCCGCGAAGACTTCCCCCTGGACAATGCTGTACGTATCCGTCAGCACCTGGGTCATGCGCGGCGCGAAGACCGCCACGTCTTCTTCCACGTTGAACAGGACGGCTTCGACCTGGTCGCCGACGCCCTTCTGGACCAGCTGCCTGATGCGCTGGCTGACGCTCTGCGCCTGGGTCGCCAACATCCGGAAGACGACCTGTTCGACCCGGCGCTCCTGTTCCTGGAGCCTGGCGTCTAGGAACTTCCACAGCGCGCCGTCGTCCAGTCCCTTGACCCGCGCGCCCCGGTCACTCGCCGGGGCTGGGACTTTTCCCGATTTTCGTTCCCGCTGTCGGTCGTCGTTCGCGCGCCCCGCTTCGGCTTCGTCGTCGTCGCGGGTGTCGTCCTGGCCTTCGTCGTCCTGGTCTTCGTCGTCGGGTTCGTCGTCGTCCGGCGCGTCTTCCGGGTCGGCTCCCGCGCCTTCGGCCGCTTCCGACTCCATCCCACGGCCAGCTGCCGGAGCGATGGACAGCGGCAGGTAGACGATGTCTCCGTCCGGGGTGTCGGGCATGCTCCATAGTCGCCGCCTGACTTCGTTCTGCGACATCTGGCCAGAGCGGATCAGAATTTCACCCATCTGTGCCTTTTCGGCTTCATCGGCCTTCAGGGCACGGATGTCGGCCAGGTCGAATTCGGCTCGAACGTCGGGTCCGAACCTGGGCATGACGAAGCAGTTTAGGGCTGCTTCGATTTTCAGCAGCCTGGGAATCAGCGTGATGTTCCAGAACATCAGGGTGATTTCCCGGAAGTTCGTGTCGCCCAGTTCGTCCGTGGACAGGTACGGCAGCGGGATACCGAAGGCTCCGGCTATCTGTCCCATCGTCCAGCGGCGCTGCTTCGTGAACTCCATGTCCTGCTGACCCAGCCCCAGCTGCTTCGCCTTCATGCCGTCATCGACTATCAGCAGACGGTGCCATCCAGGTTCGCGCTGGTGCCCACTCTCAATCTGGCTTCGCAGCCGTTCCGTGTCCTGCTTCCGCAGCTGCTTGTCCGTCTCCAGAATCCAGTTCGGGATGGCGCTGTTTTTAAAAAACGACGTGCTGTACTTGTCCTGTTCGATATCGGTGACTACTGGCCTGGTGGCAGCCCGGAGCGGCGATGCCCCGTAGTAGTCGTTCTGCGGGTTCGGGTAGCGCATGTGCCACACGTCGTCGGCGTTGAACGTGATGGGGTCGGCGCTACCTTTGTGCTCCACGAAGTAGAAGTACCCAGCGATGAAGGTTCGGGCGTCGGGGACAATCATCACGCGGTCTGGCCGCAGGTTGTACAGCTCCGCTGGACCTGACGGTAGCCGCTTGCCGCGTTCATCTTCGAACGCGCGCTGCTGCGGGTCCGGCACCAGCTCCACGTACGAATCGCCCGTCAGTCCGATAAACGTCATCCAGTCGGCCACGAACTCCGGCCACGACTGAAACGGGTTCGGCTTCCTGGTCACCTTCGCGGCCGGGTGGTCAGGCGGCAGCAGCTTGTCGCCCTTCAGGCGCTTCACGCGCAACGGCACCTGGCTGATGGAGTCGGCCAGGATTTCAACGCAGCGCCGGACCCACACGTCCACGTTGTACGTTTCGACGAAGTCGCGCAGCTCTGGTTCCTGCGCGTCGCGCGGCGCTCCACGTTCCTGCCAGTACGGCAGGAAGATGTCCGGCCAGACGCGGCTTTCCTTCTGGACGCGCCCCGAAGACGACGGGGTACGAAGGTTCTGCGCTCCGGTGATTCGGTCCAGGAATCCCATTCAGCTACACCAGTAGGTTGCCTATCCAGGTCGCGACCCATGCTACCAGCGCCAGCGTCCCGCCACCTAGCACCAGGACGACGAACAGCGCGCCGTGCCACCAGACGAACCGCGCCAGCCATGTGCTGTTAGCTCGAGTCCGCGTGAACCACGCGATGACGGCGCTGAAGACCGCGAAGACCAGGTACGTCAGTGCCACCAGGCCCGCGAGCGTCGGTGTCAGCATGTCGGCTCCCCCATGTTCATACCACCCATACGTTCGGCTGTCCCATGCCCATCGCCCGGTCGACCGCAAGCGCGAGCGCGAAGACGGAGTCATCGTTCTGGTTGTTCACCCCGGCGTATCGTATCCGACCCGACGGTGTCGGCTGGCCGCCGAACGCCTGCCACTCGCGCCGGAGCTGGTCGACCTGTTCCGCGCGCTCTGGTATCTGAAACTTCTTCTGTTCGGCTTCAGCTATCAGGCGCTCCACCAGCGCGTTCCGTGACTGGATGCTGTGCATGTTGACCCCATACACGCGACAGCCTGCCTTCACCAGCAGTTCGTAGATAGGGTCGCCGACGCCGGACTGGTCAACGCTGCAGGGCGCATCACCGTACCGCTGAAGCAGCTGGGTGATTTCGTCCACCTGGCCCTGCCAGTCCATCTGCTGGATGCGGCGATAGTAGACCATGCGCCACGGCTGAACGTCGATACGTAGGCCCACGATGGCCGTATAGTCTTTCACTCGCGCCAGGTCGACACCGAAGACGTAGTACCCGTGTTCGTCGTACGGTTCCCATTCTTCCGCGTCAGGAATCAGGACGGACGACCACGGCGGCAGAGCGCCCCAGCCTTCGTCCAGGAACTCCGCGAAATACTCCACCCGCACGTCCCTGTTCGACATCCCTTCGGACTGGGCATCGTCGATTTCCTGCGGGTCGAAGTTCGGATTGTCCAGCGACGTCCGGTGGAAGTACACCCAGTTCCGCTGCTGCTTGTCCTGCGCGACGTCGGCCAGGGTCGCGAAGTATTCCCGGCCCACCTTGTTCGGGTTCGAGTAGAACCAGCCCCACCCCAGGACGCCAGGGTCGGACGCATGTGGCAGCGCGAGCGTCGGCCGAAGGCTCGCCCATAAATCCTGATTCCCCATGATGTGGGCGAACTCGCTGAACACCAGGCCGCACAGGTCCGGGCCGCGAAGAATCCGGTCATCTTTCGCCGACTTGATGTCGATAACCGTGCAGTGGTTTTCGTCGAACGGGGTTCCTGGTGCGTTGTCCCGGAACATGATTTTACGGGTGGTGCGCCAGGTCTTGAACGTGCCGTCCGGCAGGAGCCGCAGCAGTTCGTTTCGACAGATGGCCGCCTGGTCTTTCGTCGGCGCAATGATCCAGTAGAGCCGTCGACCGTCCCACTTCAGGTCGCGGCCGCCCCAGTATTTGTCGACCTGCCGCGCGAGCCTGTAGGACGCCATCCAGTCTTTGCCGTAACGGCGACCCGCGTTGATGACCAGGAAGCGTTCGGGCGCTTCGAGGATGGGGCGCTGGTCTGGTCGCGGCGTCGGCTTCATGTCCGACAGCATACAAAAGAACGGCCCGGAGCCGTGAGACTCCGGGCCGTTCCCCTTCCAGGGGTTCAGGCTGGGAATGGCTGTCGGGAGTAGCCCCGAACGTCAGCGCGGCCTGATGGTAGCACACTGCCGGGCCGCGTCATCCAGCACCTGCAGCACTTCCTGGGCCGTCGTGCGCCACGCGCGGGACTCCAGCTCCAGCATGATGAAAGGAACCGCCACCAGCACGACCGTGAACGCGACCAGCTCGAACATCTGTGAACCCCATGTCGTCGGGAAGGTGGCGACACGGCGAAGTATACAGAGTGTTTACGGCTCCAGACAAGCTAGAACGGGATGTCGTCATCCGTGTACGGTGCGCCGCCCGCCTGGCCCTTCGTCTGACCCTGGTTGCCGGTTCGCGGGTCGTTCTGGCGCGGCTGCTGGTCCGGGTTCTTCGGCTTCAGCATCCGGCACACGTCGGCGCGAATCTCCGACTGGTCGCGCGTGTTCCCTTCGCGGTCTTCCCACTGGGAATACTGGTGCTCGCCCTTGACGTACACCAGGTCGCCTTTCGACCACTTCTGCCCGATGCGCTCCGCGAGCCGACCCCAGGCCACGACCCGGTGCCACTGGGTTTCTTCCTTCCACTCGCCGGAGTCGCGGTCTTTCCAGCTGCGCCTGGTGGCCACGGTGAAGTTCACCACGGCCGTCCCTGAAGCCGTGTAGCGGACTTCGGCGTCACGGCCCAGGTTCCCGATGATGGTGTGTTCGTTTATCACTTCGAGCGCTCCCGTAGTCGTCGCATCGTCAAGTCGAAGAATCGTCGCCAGGGCCAGACCAGCGGTATCGCCAGCTTCGCGGCGCTCCGTAGCTCGCGCTTCGCCTGGGCGACCTGGGCCATGGCCTTCCACTCCGCGCCAGGCATCCTACTGAAGTGCCGATACTCCTGCAGCGCCTTCAGCATCAGCAGGCCATGCAGCTTCGCCTGGCGCGAACGTAGCAGGTTTACGGCGTCGCGCTTCCGGAGCCACAGCGGCTTCCACATCAGTCTTCGGGCTGGCCGGTGAACTCCTGGACCGCGCGCAGCAGTTCGCGCTGGTCGTCGTCCAGGACTTCGTCGTAGTCGAGCCACCCATACTTCCGCCACTCCGGGAACAGCAGGTCCGCCAGGCGTCCCACCAGCTCCGCGCCATGGTTCGCCAGGGCACGTTCTTCCCGCAGCTCCGACTGGAAGTGGTCGCTGGTTCGCTGGGCCGCCCGCAGCGCCGCCTGCAGCGCATCGCGCTCCGTCCACCCGTCGGTCACCTGGTCGGCCAGGTCCGGGTCCAGCTCCTGCGCGGACTTCAGTATCGCGCCCATCAACATCCGGAAGACGTCTTCGGGCTCGCACGTCAGCGTGATTTCGACCACGGTCCGGTCGTCGTCGCCGTGGTCCACACCTGCTTCGATGGTCATTGACTCCCCCTACATGGGTCGTTCGTTGTCGGGCCTGACCCACTTCGGGTCGCGAACCCAGCCGCACATCTGCATGAAGTCTTCGTCCGCCTTTTCGATGTTCCAGCCTTCATGCTGCAGCAGGACCGTAACGCCCGCGCTGGTCACCTTGTGAAGCGCATACGCGAGCGCGGCCGCCTGGTCGTTCGTAACGGTGCCCCTGACTTCGATGACCAGCACGTCACCCGGAACCAGGTGAACGACCCCGCCACAATCCGAGCACCGGACTTCTTCGCGGATGTCGAGCTGGTGGACGCCTTCACCCTGACAGTTCGGGCACGGCCCGACGTAGTGACGCTGCTGACCGTTCTGGCCGTCCCGGTGGCGATGGGTCGCAAGCTGGCGGCCGCACTTCGAGCAGAAGACTTCAGCTGACTGGCTGTTCATCGTCCACCTTCACTTCGTACGGCAGGTCCAGGCGCTCCAGCAGGTCGCGAGCGCCCGGACCCGACACCGACACCACCCGCGCCTTCAGCGCCCGGCAGAAGTCGCGGACCCGGACGGCCACTTCACTCGCAGTCGTCGGTGTGTCCGTCGTCGTCATCGTCTCCACCATCGTCGCCGTTCAGGCGCTCGCGCAGCCGGTCCGCCACGTTCGACAGACGCTTCTGGATGCGCGTAAACGGCCCGTCGTCGCTCCAGAACAGTCCCGGCCTGGTGTTCTGGTTGACCGCGTCGGCGTGCGTACCGACAGGCCAGGGGAGCGTGTACAGGTACAGGAAGAACTCCACGCCCTGCGCCGCCGACTCCCGGAAGCGCTGGGCGAAGTACGTGGCTTCCTTCTTTTCGGCTTCCACCTGGTTCAGCACCAGACGGCCTTCGGAGTCGCGGTCGTTCCCGGCTCCCGACAGCCCGGCCAGGTTCAGCCGCACCCTGTTCCCGTCCGCGTCGGTGAACTTCCACCTGCGGTCGGTGCCCTGGCCCCAGCCGTCGAACACGCGGGCGCGCTCGCTGCCGAAGATGGGTTCCACGCCGGGGTCGTAGTGCAGTTCGTCCACACCCGCGCGCATAACGCCGGGCGTGACGGCCTGGACGGACTCCGTAAACCGGTTCGGTGGCTGGGCCATCTGGTTCGTGAACGGCTCGACACCGTCGACGAAGTCGGCCACATCCGCGTACGGCTCCACGACCTGGTCGCGCCAGAACTCCTGATACCACTTCACCAGCTCGCCGTCCGGACGCCACAGGCTCCAGTCCAGGTTCGTGAACGTGGTGCCGCCCCGGTGGATGTCCGGAACGAACCCGCGCCGGACGATGGGGAACCCCATGCCGTAGATGACCGGACGGGCTCCTGCCGCCACCAGCGCGTCGACGACATCGTCCATGGTCTTCCTGTACCACGGCTTCAGCCGGTCGACGTCGTGGCCCTGGAACGGCACCGGGTTGTTCCTGGCTTCGGGAATCGTCCAGTTCGTTCCCAGCGGCAGCGCACCGAACCCGATGGCCGTCGCGCCCAGGTCGATGAACTCGCCCGCGAGTCGCAGCGAATCACGACGGCGGAACGCCATCAGGTCCAGCATCGGTCCATGGGCCGGGACCGTCTCCGGAGCGCCACCCGTTTCGTCGACCTGGCCCAGCACGCCGTTCTGACCCCACTTCACGATGGCCCAGGACGTCCGCACGGGCGTCAGGCCGTGCTTCGCCGGGGTGGTGTGGTAGCGGCAGGGCGCGGCGACCGCCAGCAGCAGTTCTTCGCCCGGCTGCATCACCTTCGACGGCTGGCCGGATTCCTCGAACCGGGGTACGAAGTTCACGGCGTCGACGGTGTCGCCCGCCTGGCCCTTGCACTCCTGGAGCGTTCCGTCCGGCCCGTCGGCGGCCCACTCGAACGTGCCCATAACCGGCTCGCCCTGGATCATCACCACGGCCACGAAGTTGCCGTAGATGAAGCGCCCGGACTGCTGCTTCTTCGACTGCCAGGCGTTGGTTCCCGTGTACCGCATACAGAGCCCGTGCTGTGTCCACTCCACGTCGACGATGCTTCCCTGCATCGGCCAGCCCCTGGGGTCCGTCAGGTTCGCCAGGCGCGCGTCTTTCAGTAGCTGTGTCCAGTCCATAGCCGTGTTCCCCTTGCCGCCTATGCGGCGTCTTCCGGAAGTTCCAGAACAGTGTACCCGCACACGACGCACTGCCGCGCGATGACGTCCGCGACGTCCAGGTACTTCAGCAGCCACAGCTGGCCGCCGTCCGTGTACTGGCTCGCTTCGCCGCTGGTCGTGCCGCACTTCGGGCATGGCCCCGCGCAGTTCAGGCGCTGTAGCAGCTCGCGGCCCTGACCCTGGGCGAGTTGCGCCAGCTTCGCGTACATCGGCTCCATGCCGCGCTGGAACGCTGCCTGCGCTTCCGCCTGGCCTTCTGATATCCCGAACACGCCGCGAAGGGTGCGGGCAGCTCCGGTCGCGTCGTGCTGCACCGCTTCTTCGTCCGGTTCGTCCGGCGTCGGCGGTTCCAGCTTGTCCCGCGCGCCAGTGGTGTCCAGGTCGATACCCTGCCGGAGCTGTTCGAGCCCTTCTGACCGCTCCAGTGTTCCCAGCCGATGCCCAGTCCGAAGCAGTATCGCCTTCGCGTGGTCGAACGACTGCGGGCGCTGGCCGATGTGCGCGGCCACCAGAGTGAACCACTCGAAATCGCGCTCCCGGTGGTGGTACTCGCGCACCTTGTCGCCCAGTTCTTCCCAGCCCGCCATCGTGATGACGTGCCTGCCGCCTTCACCTTCGACGTGTTCGTCCCGGAAATCTTCCAGCTCGACACCCATCGCCTTCAGGATGGCTTCCTGGCCTTCGTACCGCAGCGCAGCGCTAACCGGTGTGCCCGCGACGGTCGCCACGTCCACGCCGGTGTCGTCATCCGCGTGGCTGTACTTGACTTCAGCCTGGCCTTCGGGTTCGTCTTCGTCGATGACTTCCGCGTCGATGACGTCCGCAGACTCGCGCCGGAACGACCCATCGCGCCACGACTCCGGCGTCTTCGACAGCGGGCCGTACGCCTGTGGGTTCGACTGGTGATTCCCCCTGCCCAGCGCTGTCGCCGACCAGCCTTCCGGCCCGTAGCCGCTCGCCGCCGTGCTGGTGCAACGTTCGAGCCGGACGACCAGGTGCTGACCGTGCACCATCGCGGCCAGTTGGTCGCCTTCGCTCCAGCGTCCGGGCTCCACGTACACGGTGACCGTAGCTTCGCGTTCCATCAGACCATCCCCTTGTCGAACAGGTGCCAGACGTGCCGTCGGTCGTCGTCCAGAATCGTCCCGACGTAGATGCCCGGCTGGGTCATCGGTGTGCCGGTGGCGAGAATGGCCAGCCGACGGGTGACCAGCGGCGCGGTCGGGTCCACCAGCGCCCACACGAACGTGCGGTTGTACTCGCCGTCCGCCGACTTCTGCCAGTCGAACTTCAGCAGCCGCGCGCCTTCCTGCATTTCCAGGTCGTTCGGACCCAGCCGGAGCGGCCCGAACTTCCACACCACCCGGTAGTCGTCGTCGGCGAAGGCGTCTTCACCCGGCGCGGACTTCGGTTCCATCGTCTCTGTCGTCATCGTTCCTGTGGCTCCCCTGGCGTCAGCCAGTCTTCGCGACGCGCCAGCGTTACTTCGACGTCGCTTCCTTCGTTCAACTCCTGGAGTGTCGGTAGCTCGCCGTCGAACTTCACCATGCCCATACGCCGGAGCGCGAGTAGCGCCGCCACCACGTCGCCGTACCATCCCCGCGTCTTCTTCCACAGCTGGGACAGCGTCGTCGTCCCACCGGCTTCCGACGCCATCGCCACCAGGTACGCGCGCAGCAGTCGATTGTCCATGTCACCCCCTGGCGATGCGGAGCGCGAGCCCCAGGCGCTTCAGTAGCGGCTTCGGGCTGGGCTCGCACCCTGACGCCCGAACGTCGCGCGGGTCCAGGTGGTCGTACACCGTCGCGGGCCATTCCGGCTTCGGGCAGTGCGGGCAGTCGTCGACCTGATGGCCGTGGCCGCAGCAGGCGCACGGATAACACCACCAGCTTCCACGGCGCTCCTGGTCGGCCACCATCACAGCACCGTGAATCGGACAGCGCGGCCGCTTGCCGTCGCCCTGATTCTTGTTCGTTTGTTTTGCCATTCTTTTTTCAGCTCCCCTTGCCTTCACCGGCCAGCCGCTTCAGGCCTACCACCAGCTCCTGCATCGCCGTCCGATTCTGCGTCCTGTCGCCGTACCGCTCCACCAGCTCCACCAGCTGCGCCGCCGTCTCGCGACGTCCACGCTCTACCGCGCCCCGCAGCCCCGCTTCCAGTACCTTCGTCGCCGCCACCCGTCGCTGAACTTCGTGGCTTCCCTGAAGTGACACGACAGCGCCATGGCCACGTCGCGCAGCTCGCCTTCCATCGCCATCTTCGCCGCCCGCGCCGACTGCTCCACCGCTTCCTGGTACTCCATCACCCTGACCCCCTTGCCGCGCACCTTGCCTACGCCGGTTCCCGCGTGAACCCCCCTGCCTGTCTCTGCCGCTCTGCGCCTGCCCACCTGCCCCACTACCCGCGTCCCCCCATCCGCTGGCGCGAGCGGAGCGCTGGGCCATCGCCAGCCACGTCTATCCCCACACCCCCCCCGTTTCGGTTTTTAGTTTGCGTGGGTACTCAGTGCGGGGTCCAGCTGGCTTCCGGGAATTTCGAATCTGCCGGGGGTGGTGCTGCGGCGTCACAGGGCTGCTGCTGGAGCGGTTCCGATTCCTGTTCGACCACGTTTCGGTTTGTCTTTCGAGCTGCATCACGTCGCGACTCACATCGACAGAAGCGTCCATCAGTAGGCAGCGCAGTCGCTTACACGTCAGCAGCTCCTGCCCTGGCCTGGCTCCATGACCGTACCCCTGGCTTAGAGCACCCCGTCCGATAACCCCTGTTATCAGACGCCACCCCTTGTCGAGCCGAAGAACCATTTTCCTTCTATCACTGCACGACCACCCGCGAGTACCTACCCCTACTCCGTCACTCCTGCCCATCAGCTACTACCCCGTGGCAGCTCTGCCCCTGGTATGTCGCAGGGCTGTGACAGCTTGCCGTCTTCGGTCAGCGCTCTGCTGCGCTCGAACCTGACAGCTCGCATGGACTGGTGCCTGTACCTGTGCCTGGGCTCCTGCCTGGGCAGCCCCTGGTAGAGCAGCTTCGTCAGCGTGCCTGTGTCCACATGCGATAGCAGGTCTACGACTACACCGTGAGCGGCCACTATCTGGCGCAGCGTGGGCCTGTGCCCGCTATCTCCTGGGCGCGCCATCGCTCCCCTGGTCTTCTGGTGTCTGGTCTATAGGCGGATCTATCTGTGTGTCTGCTTCCTGGTGTGTGTGGGAAGGCAAGGAAACCCGGCCATTCCTGGATCTACGTGGGTTCACGCGGGAGCCCTTCCACCAGGCCCCTAACTTGGCCCTGATGAACTGACGCCACCCGAATTCGTGCAGCTCTGGTTCCCGCGCTGCGACGTCCTGCAGGATGGCCATGGTCGCGTCGCACAGCTCCTGTACCTGGCGCTCTACATCACGCTCGCGCAGCTCCCGGTCCTGTGCCCAGCGCTCGCCCGTGCGCTCTGCTACATCCGTGGCGTACTGGCCCACCTTCACCTGCCAGCCGAAGAACCAGCCCAGGCAGAAGGCGAGTGATGCCGCTACCCACACGATGCCGACCAGGCCCCAGTTCATGGCCCACCCCACGGTCCAGAGCTGCCCCTGTACTCCCTTCCGAAGTCGCCTGGCTGCCGCTGGTGTAGGCGCTTCATCTGGCCGGGCGACAGCTTGATGGTCTGACAGGTCGCGCAGAACACGGTCGCGTACGGCGCGTCGGTCGTCGTCCGCATGTGTTCGTTACCCGTGACCGACCTGCAGCCCGGACACCAGAACGGAACCATCAGGGACAGCACCGGCTGCTCTGGAAGCGTCATGGCAGCCTACCCGTCCCACTGGGTCATGCGCTGACCCCCGCATCGGGTACACCCCCAGCCCCCGACTTCCGACGACGTGAACGGGCCACGCTCCAGCCGGTGCCGATACAGGCACTTCCAGTCGTGCCCGAACAGGGCGCATCGCAGCTTCGTCAGCCGGGACGGTTCCCCTTCTGCGTATCCCAGCTTTTCGTCCGGCTTCCACCCGCCCATCAGGAACCCCCCTGGCTTCGGCCTGGCCCCTTGTTCGGGCCGTTCGAATCGCGCCACCGGTTCAGCTCTGCTACCGACACCCCGTATTTCCGCTCCAGGGACTTCGCGAAATACCCGGCCGCAAAGCAGATGTTGCCGGGCGTATTGTGGGGTGGCTCGCCCTGCAGCATGGCTAGTTCACCGTCCACCGTGTTCCAGCACCAGCATTCCGGTCGGCGAGCGACATCAGACATCGCGCACACCCCTGAAGTCCTGGAGCTGCCGCTGTAGCGCGTGCAACTCCTGGACCAACAGCTTCGCCAGCTGCGGAAGTCTGGATGACGACCTGGCCGGATACGGCTTCACCCAGTAGGGCAGCTTCAGCAGATGATTCCGGAGCTGCACGTAGCGCCTGCGCTTCGCGTGGTACATCCGGGCGCTTCGGCCATACCGGTAGCCGGTAGGTGGTGTCCTATCCGGCATCCACTCCATGTCGAGCATCTGAACCCCTGTGTGGTGGAAGTGCGAGCTGTCCAGGCGGTAGGCACCCGACTCCAGCTCGAAGGCGTCCCAGGGCGTGTTCTACGGCCATCCGCAGCAGCTCCTGGGAAGACATCACGGACCCGCGAAGCGCGCTGCGCGTAACCTTGATTCTCTGGTGCGCCGTCATGGGCCTGGTCACCTGGGTCAGCAGCCACCCCTTCGCGATGATGCGCGGCTGGCTGTACTCCTGTTTCCAGCGGGCCGTTTCATCGTCTTCGAGCCAGACGTCCAGCTGTCCGGCCACGAACAGGCCCCCTGGGTAGTGCCGCGAATCACGTCCGCCGAAATGGCGCGAACCGGGGTGCCTTTCTTCGCCGACCGTGTAGAACCGGCCTTCGAACGGCCCATCTGCATAGAGCACCAGCAGCAGGTCGTATCGGTACTCACGCTGACCGATTATCGGCACCCGGACCATCAGCGGTTCGCCTTCCTGGACGCCTTCGCCATCTGGCGGCGCTTCTTCACCTTGCGCCAGTCATACTTCGGCTTCGTGGCCCGCATCTTCATCTTCACGGACGTCTGCGCCGTCCCTCCGACGCGGCGACGGTTCCAGAGCTGTGCTAGCGGGTTCTTCATATCGGTCAGTCCCTGACGGCGTCTCCACAGCGGACCAGAAGCGACCTGATGGCCAGGTGCTTCCCCACGTCCACATGCAGGCTTCCTACCGTCATGTGGTGGAGTTCCTGGAAGACTTCTTCGACCGCGTCGTCTGCGCTGCAGTCGATTTCGCCTACCGACTCCACTTCGAGTTCGATGGTGACTTTCATGGCTCCCCTTGCTTTCCAGTGTGGGTCCAGCGGGTGGGTCCGCACCAGCTAGTGGCCCCGCTGGACCCCCTGGACTCAGTCGGCGTCGCTCCGGTTCCGCGCCAGGGCCGCGTTCGCCCACATCATGGCTTCTTCCAGCTTCGTGACGGCCAGGGACTGTTCCCGGCTCGCCGGAGTCTGGCCCATGATGGTGACGGCCGCCTGACGGCACGTCTCGCGGATGGCTTCGTGCGCCTTGATGTCGGCGTCGTTCCTGGGCGGGTGATGCTGAAAGCGCTGCTGCAGGTCGTTCGCGTCGATGGTCATGTCAGCCTTCTGCCTTTAGGTTTCCTGGGTGGCGCGTGCCCCACGGAGCCCAGGGGGTGTTTGGGGTGGGTTTCCACGCTTACGTGAACAACAGTGGGAACAATCCCCTGGGCTCCGGGCGACACGCGCCAGGATGAGTTTCTACACCACGTTTTCGGGCCTACGTCTGATAACAGGGCCGCTCGCTGGAACTGACCGACGTGCTGGCTCCGGCCACGTCAGTCGAGCCCCAGCGGCGACCCCGAATCCATGTCAGGCGATTCTTCTTCGTCGTTTTCGGACTCCCCCTTCGGCGCATCCTTTTTCAGCGCCCGTATGGTCGCGTTCGTCTGCTGAATCAGCGTCAGCAGCTTCTGCATGTCCGTCAGCTTCATGCGGCCACCGATGACGGCCACGTCTTCGGCTCCAGAGTCCACCAGGTCGTCCAGGGACGCTTCCTCCGGGTCCACGCCCTGGTCGGCCTGCATGCCGCGCCTGAAGGCGTCCTGGGCGAGCTGCAGAAGCACCGGGACATAGGCCGACGGCTCCTGGTCACCGTGGGCGGCCCGCTGCAGCTGCGCGTGCAGCTTCGCCAGCACCGGCTGGAGCATCCGGACCTGGTCGTCTTCACCGGCCAGCGTGCACATGTCGTCGTAGTACCGACGCCAGCGAGCCTGCTTCAGCCACTGGTAGACCGTCTGCGGCCGCATGTCCTGGCGCTCGCACCCTTCCCGGATGGTCGGATACTTCGCGACTTCGGCGAGCACCTGGCGCTTTTCGTCGTCGGTGTACGGTCGGCGCGTGCGCGGTTCAGCCATCAGAACAACACCCCTTCGTCCGCATCGTCTTCTTCCTTCACGGAGTCACCCCAGCGCACTTCCGTCATGCGCTGGAGCCACAGGTCGAACCGGAACGGCACCGTGCCCAGGTAGCCCCACTTCTGCTTCAGGATGGTGGCGCGCAAGTCGCACACCCGACGCTCCTGGGCCTGTTCTTCGTCCCAGTCCGGCCGCCACAGGCCCAGGACGATGTCGCCGACTTCTTCGATGGCTCCGGAGCCCCTGGCGTCTTCCAGCTTCGGGCACCGATCCTTCTTCCCGGACCGCGACAGCTGCGACAGGGCAACCACGGCCGATTTCGTATCCACTGCCAGCGGCCGCAGCTCCCGGCAGATGTTCGTCACCAGCTGGTATTCGTCCCGCGCCTTTTCGTGCTGCATCTGCTGGATGTAGTCGATGCAGACCATGGCCACCTGGCCGTCCAGCGCTCCGACGCGCCGGTGGATGGCTTCTACCGACCGCACGTCGTCCCACACATGCAGGTTCCCTGTGGCCGTCTCGAAGTCGTCCAGGGCGAGCCCAGCGGGCCACTTCGCCGCTTCCGGGTCGTTCACGGCCGTCGCCAGCCCTTCGTCCGTCAGCTGCAGGTACGCCATCATCAGCTTTTCCACGATGGTCCCTGCTGGCTGCTCCAGCGTGACGAAGACGACGTGTTCGTCCGGCTTCGAGTCCGCCACCCTCCGAATCAGATTCGTCGCCCAGGTGGTCTTCCCGACGCCGGGACGGGCGATAGCGAACAGCAGGCCACCACGCGGCACGCCACCCTTCACCCGGCCGTCGATTCGACGCCACGTCGTTTCGACCCTGCCGCGCTCCTGTTCCTGCCGGTACAGCTCCACCAGGGACACTGGCTCCCGGATGCCGATGCGCTGCTGTAGCGCGGCCAGTTCGTCCTGGCTCGCAAACCAGACTTCTTCGCAGCGCTCGACATCGTCCGCGTGTTCCACCATCTGGTTCCCGGCGTCCGCCAGATGGCGCTGGTACGTCAGCTGCCGCAAGCGCTGGCACCGGTTCAGAAACCGGCCACGGTCCGTCATCGCCCAAAATTCCCAGTCGGTGACGTCGACTCCGCGCACGGCCTTCGTTAGTTCGTCGTGGTCTTCCCGCGACTTCAGCAGGTCCACCAGCGGCAGGATGCCCGGTATCGGCTCGCCGTCCTGGTAGCGGCCCCACAGGATGTTCCACCACTTCCGGTCGACTTCTTCGTGGAAGTCGATGGCTTCGAGCCCTGACGCCTGCAGGTCTGCTGGGTGCTCTGTCAGGTAGTAGAGCACTGCGCGCTCCGTGTCCCGGTCGTAAGGGTAGAAGCGCATCGGTCACGACCTGCCACGGGGTGCAGCCTGGGTCCGGCCTGGTGCCAGCCCAGCCCTGGCGACGGTGACCACCACCAGGTCGCCGTTTTCCTTCACCCGGCACACGTAGACGAACTTGCCCGCCTTGATGTGCAGTTCGTCGATGCCCACCAGGGCCTGCGCGTTCGCGGCCTGAACGAACCCCGGTCGCGCCAGCTCCGCGTCCAGCCGGTCGCGAGTGATGCGAAACCGCTTCCAGGCTCGCTGATAGGCGTGGTGTGTGACCGCTATCGGCATCAGACTTCCTTTTCGCCCAGTCGTTCTTCCAGCGACTGCTTCTGCTTCGGCTTCGGCTTCCCGCTGTAGTACGACCCTTCGGCCACCTTGACCCAGTTGTCGCCGTTCGCCACCAGCCAGTCGAACCGCAGCTGGAACGGGTCACGGCCATCCCGGCCAGCCACTTCCCCTTTCAGAAACGGCGACTCCGCTATCCGCTCCCGTAGCTCGCTGACCATGAAGACGTGGAAGCCGTCTTCGTCCAGCCGCGCCTTCAGGTGCCGGTGGCGCTGGGTGCCGGAGTTCACCCCCCTGATGTTCGGGAACTCGAATTCGTCTGCCACAGAGTTCCAGGCAGCGACGACATCCGCGCGTGCTTCCCGGAGGTTCACCCGTGAACCGGAGTCGCCCTTCTTCTTCTTTTCTTCTTCTTCTTCTACTTCTACTTCAGGAGACGTATCTGCGTCAGGGGTGTGTAAGTGCTGTTCCGTACCTGCCCCGTCTACTTCGACTTCTTCCGTAAGTGCTGGTGGTGGCGGGAAATCTGAAGACTTGGAATGCTCCGAACGTAGCGTCTGGTTGTCTTCGTGTCCAACCAAGTACAAATAAGAGTCTCCGTCGGCGTCGTAGAGTCGGATTAGCTCTGCTTCGTGGAGTCGCTGGAGCCAGTCTTCGACCTGGTCAGGGGTGACGTCCCGGTCACGCGGGAACACGGTCGACTTCACAATCCAGGGGTCGGCGTGCATGCGCCCCAGGTTGTCCACGAAGATGACCAGCATGACGTACAGCAGCCGGGTCCACGGGTCGCGCAGATCCGTCCACTTCTGCGACATGGCCAGCTTCCGATGCACCATCCTGCCGCTGACGTTGTTAGCCATGATCCAGCCCGGTTAGTGGGGTCACTCTCGCCGCTCCCTTCCGGGGTGCACCACCGGGTCGCGCTGCATGCCGACGAACTCAGAGCAGTTCCCGTTCAGGTGGACCAGCTGGCCTTTCACGTCGATGACGTAGCAGTCTCCAGCACCGCGCGGCATAGACACCAGCTTCGCCTGGAAAACCGGTCCACGCTGCCACCTGAAGACCTTGCTAACCATGGTCACGATGACCGTGTCACCCGGACTCACAGAACCCCCCTGGCCTTCAGCGCGGCCCTTAGAATCTCCGACGTGTCCAGCGCCGTGATGGCGACCGCTGCCGCATCGACGACGTGGTCACTGGTGCAGAAGTCGTTTTCGTCCATGACGGGCGGGTAGCCCATGCGCTCCTGCAGTCCATCGAACACGGCCCCCTTGTTCGTGTTCGCCCCGTCCGTCAGGTGCTGCTTCAGCTCCTGCGGCCGCACCTGGAGCACCGGCCACCCCCGAAATCGAGCATGACCGATTAGCAGCCCGTACGTGCCACCGATTCCGGCCATGGTGGAGCTGTTACGCACCCAGCTGACCGACTCCAGAACGACGGCGACGACGTCATGGTCCAGCCCGGCGATGAACTCCAGGAACGCCGTGTGCAGCTCGAACCATCGCCGCATCAGGTCGTCGTGTGCGTAGGGCCTACGCTTCTTCGGTGCCGGCTTCGTCTTTACGGCACGGTACGACCCCAGGCTGACGTCCTGGTCCACCACGACTTCGCACAGGCCCAGGTTCGCCAGGCCGGGGTCCACACCGACTATCGCTACGGGGTCCATCAGTACCACCTGCCGTCGTAGTAGATGCGCGAGTATTGACGGCGGGCCAGGCCGATGAACAGGCCGACTCCGTACGCAGCGCCGTAGAACATCGCCAGGAACTTCGCCGCGTCCCACGCGAAATCTCGGAGCCACACCAGCCAGACATGGGCCGTCGTCCACGTCACGACTTCGCCTTCTTCCTGGCTTCGTCCAGGTCGCGCACGTTGTCCGGGGTGTCGGGCGCGGGCTCCGGCTTCTTCTTCGCCGGTGACGTCACCAGGTTCGCTTCGTCGATGTCGTCCGTACCGGTCACCCACTGGTGGCCACGGAAGCGCCGCAGGAGTTCTTCAGCGCCGCTCTGCCCGTCTTCCACGGCGATGTCGCAGTCCACGGCCACATTGAAGTTCCCGCTGACGTGCACGCGAGTCATGCCCGTTTTCTCCGGGAGCGCCACCAGCTCGCGCGCCTGGTCGACCAGAGCGCCGGGAATGGCGTGGCCCTGCGGGTCCAGGGCATCGTCCAGCAGCTGCAGCGCCCGTTCACGCGGCAGCTTCTTCACGCTGGCGGCCGCGTTCTTCAGGTCGCGGTAGCTGAAGCGCCTGTCCACCAGGGCGTTGATGTCCAGGCCCAGGTGGTCGAAGTAGGCGTGTGCCGTCGACAGATACCCCTTCACCGTCGACTGGTTCGTCATGCCGTGTTCGGCCGCGAGTTCGTACACGGAGCTGTAGCCGTCACCGGCCTGCCACGCCCCGGTCACCAGGAACCGGTACAGCCACCAGACGATGCCGATGGCGTGCGCGTTCAGGCCCTGGATGGAGCCTTCGAGCCCTTCGGAACACTCGCGGAACGTCTGCTCCAGCTCCTGGACGATGTCCCGCGTCAGCACGTACTGCTTCATCTTCGGGTCCGTCAGGATGCGCAGGTCCGGATTCCAGAACCAGCGCGGCTGCTCGCTGTCTTCGTCCACTTCCAGGTGGATTCGGTCGTGGTGCCACTGGCACACGCGAGCCGTGTTCGTCGGGTCGTCGACACCCCCTGCCCCACGGAAGACCAGGTGGTGTTCCGCCGACCTGTTCGAGCGGCCGCACTTGCCGCCCGCTTCCGGGTCCGCCAGCTCGATAACGGTGCGCGGCGAGCCGTCCGGCCACTGGCCCACCACGCGGAACACGACCGCCCCGAAGACTTCACACCGGTCATCGGGCGGGTCGTTCGGCAGGTCCGGCGAGTAGTGCCGACTGCCGTTCACCGGGCCACCGGCTTCCAGCCTGGTCTTCCCGTTCACCAGGTCGGTCACGCTCGACTGGGCGATGTCGTGCAGCTCTGCCAGCTGCCTGTGGCTCCACTCGCCGGTCGCGTGCTGCTGTCGTAGCTCCATCACCTGCTGGTCTGTCAGTGCCATGCTGTTCGCTCCGTTTCTAGCCGGGGTCAGTAGCCCCAGAGCTCGAAGGTTTCCGGCTCCGACTGCCGGATGATGTCGACATGTTCGTGGTCCAGTTCCGGGGGTGCCATCTGCGCCACGTTCGCCATCGGCGTCAGGTACAGCTGGTCCCGGTTGTAGTCGATACCGCATTCATCCAGGAACGCCACCAGGTCCGCCGTCAGCGACTCCGTGTGCCCGACACAGGCTTCCGCTTCCACCGGGTCGTAGAAGGCGCTGTACAGCCTGCCGACGGCACCTGGCGCTTCCTCCGCGATGCGCTGAAGGAACGCCACCAGGTCCGTGTGCTGGCAGTCGTCGAATTCCCGCTCCGCGCTCCACCCGTACGTCATCATGTGCAGCCAGTACGACCGCAGCAGCGCAACGGGGTGTCGTACCACCATGAACACCGGACCCTGAATGTCCTGCCACGCTATCGGTTCGTGCTTCCCCTTGAACGGCTCGCTGAAGACTCCTGCGGCCTGCAGCGCCTTCCGGACGTACGTTCCCCCTGTCTTCGGGACATGCAGGAACGTCGCCCCGGTCGGTAGTCGTAGCGCCATGTCATCTACTCCGTTCGTTCGGTTTGTATGGCTGGGCGTAACGCAAGGTGGTTCCCGTCACCACCGACAGCCAGGCTTCGCGTTCTTCTTCCGCCTGCCAGGCCGCGCGACCCTTCAGGATCATGTCGCGGACGTTGTCTGCCTGGGTGCCTATCTCCAGGTGCCATGGGTTTACGCACGGTGGCCGGTCGCACATGTGCATCGCACACAGGTCCGGGGGTATCTCCGGCTCCCCCACCTGGTCGATGACGTAGCCCTGGCGGAACGCCAGCAGGCTGAACCGGTGCGCCAGGAAGCGCTGGCCTTCGTAGTTCAGCTGGCCGTATCGACCGTGCCACGCTCCGGTCCAGTCCCAGCAGCCCCCGTTCACCTTGATGTTCAGCAGGACCGTCATACGCGGGCTGGCTTCTGGCTTCCGAACATGGCGGACGTGACATCGCCAGCATCGCTTCGCTGGCTGGCTGGGTGCCTGTCGAGCCAGCGCCATCCCGCAGTCCATGCATCGTCGCATCCCTTTGTTCCAGCAGTAGCGGGACAGGCCGCCACACGTCGGCAGCGGGGTGCACGCCCGTAAGGCGCGCGACTCAGGGTGTTAGCTCCCGACGTGGGCGGCCATCCCTACTTCTTCGTGGACTTCTTCTTCGTCTTCTTCTTCGGCTTCGGCTCCTGGTCGCCGTCGTCCAGCTCCAGCTGCTTCCGGCGTTCCGCCAGCCGCTGTTCGAGCGCTTCGACTTCCGCCAGCTCCGTCTTCTTCCTGGCCTTTCGGCCTTCCGCGTCCAGTTCGTGCATCAGGTCCACGATGCGTTCCGCGACGTGGTCCCGCAGTTCGCGCACCAGCACCTTTTCCCCTGGGCGCACTGCGTACAGCATCGCTTCGGTCACGTTGACCGAAGGCAGGGGACATGTTCCGCTTCATCGGCTCCCCCTTCATCTACTTGCCGCGCAGCCGGGACACCATCGTGTCGTCCAGCTGTGCGAAATCCAGCAGCGTTACGGTTCCATCTTCACGCTGCAGAACGGTGAACAGTCGGCCTGGATTCAGGCCCCCGACGCCCAGGGCAGCGAACAGCTGATAGCTGTACTTCACGCCCTGGATTTCCAGCACGCCACGCTCCGGGTGGTCCACGACATCCAGACCGCTCCCGTCGCTGCGCTTTGATTTCAATACCGCGCCTTCCGACATGGCTACTCCTGTTCGTCTTCGGCGTCACCCGCGAGCCCGGCCCAGTCCACGATGTCTTCCGACATCCGGACCGCCAGCAGGCAGTACACCTTCGTCATCTTCTTCCGGTCCGACAGGCCGCAGAATTCCTTTGCGGCGTCCACGAAGTCGCCCAGGTTGACGCCCAGCCGCTCCGCTTCTTCGGCGACGGCTTCGCGGGTTTCTTCCACGTTGTACCGGGCGGCTGACTTCGCATCGTCGTCGGTCGGTATCCGTCGCTGCGCTTCCCGGATGACGTCGTCCCAGTTTTCGAGCGCCAGCTGCCACAGCGAAGACGCCCACTTCCGCGCCCGGAACTGGTACTGGATGGCTGACCGCAGCAGGTCTTCCCCCACCCCTTCCTTTTCGGCGCGCTCGATAGCTTCGTCAGCCGGGCCTGGCGTGGGCTCCAGCTGTAGGTCGCCGCTGTCGTCTTCCGCGCCCGCGTCGTTCCCGTCAGCGTCGCCTGCTTCGTCGTCCGGCTCCTGCGCGGGTGTCTGGTCGTCTTCCGACTCCGGCGCGTCCTGGGCCGTCTCAGGCGTTTCTTCTTCGTCGTCGCCTGGACGCAGCCCCAGCGGGTCCGCCTTCTTCAGCTTCCCGTAGCAGATGGTGACCGCTTTGCTTCCCTTCGTCGTCAGCTCTGCCAGGTGGTCGACGTTATGGACTGACGGGTCGCCGTTGTCCATGCGCGACCAGTGCCGCAGGCGCTTCGACATCGCCGTGGCCACCCAGGCTTCGTCGTCCAGCTTCGACGCCACATCCTTTTCGTGGGCCAGGCGCTCCACTTCGAGCTGCACCGTCAGCAGCACGTACATGGCCTGCTGCTGCAGGTTCTTCCCGGTCATCCCGTCCAGCTCGCGGACGACGTCGATGGCGGGACGGTCGCCCGACACCCCGGCCACCTGTTCGAAGTCGCTGGCCTGGTCGTCCGGCTCCGGCTCCGGCCCCTGTTCCTTCTTCTTCTTCGAGCGGCCGACTTCCGGCACGTCTTCCGCTCCGGTCCTGGTGCTCGACTTTTCCAGCCCCAGCCCACCGGTTCCACCGGGCATCGAAGGCGCGGCCGGTCGCGAGCCCGTACCGGCACCACCACCGTCGGCCGTGTCCTGCATGAGTTCTTCGGGAACGTAAAGTCCGGCCGTCTCTGCAGGGAACATCCGGCGCAGTAGCTGCGCTTCCGCCGTCTTCGCCAGCATCACCGTGGGGAACTTCCGATACATGAAGCCGGAGCGATTGTCGCCTGGGTAATACTCCGTCCAGTAGGTCGTGAACCTGGATTCGTGCCACGTCCCGTCGGGGGTCATCTTCATGGCGAAGACCGTGGCCGACTTCGGCACCTGGCCGCCCGACTCGATAACGCTGCGCACCTTCTTCGTGGGCGCGTCTTCCAGGTCGTAGAACGTGTACTCCGGGTCACGCCCTGGTGCGTACTTGTCCGTCCGCTCCGCGAGCATCCGGAAGCCGTCGATGCCGGTGATGTGGGCCGCGTACACCCTGCCGTCCGACGTCCGGACGTCCAGGTAAATCTGGTTCAGCAGCGGGTCCAGCCCCTTCTGCTCTGCCGCGTAGATGAATTCGTCGAACTGGCTGTCTGTGAACACGGTGCCGCGCGCGCGTTCCTCGCACTTGCGGCGAATCATCTTCGTTTCCTTTTCCGTGAACTTCAGGCCGCCAGAGTCAGTCCGCTTCGGCATCGGTGCCCCACTTCAAGATGGTGATTTTCGATGTGTAGTCGTCGGTTCCCAGGTACTTCATAGCCCTGCGCATGTCGCCCAGGCCGTAGCGCTCGCGGTCCATGGCCGTCAGCTTGTTCAGCCTGACGTGCCTGACGACGCGAGTAGTGACGACGTCGGGCGCGTCGCGATGCCAGCACCGGCCACGCTGGATGATGTGCAGCTCCGTGTGGTGGTGGAAGTTCCACCAGCCGACGACGATGCACCCTTCCAGCCGTGGCAGTACGTGGTCCGGAACCACGACCTGGGCTGGCTCGCGTAGGTTCACTTCTTCGCCGCCTTCTTCTTCGCCGCCTTCTTCTTCGCCGCCTTCGGCTTCGCCACTTCAATCTGATGCAGCGGCGACATGACCCGGTGCACTTCGTTCGCGCCGTGTGGGCAGATGTTCCAGAACCCACAGCTACGCTCGCTGCACCACCAGGCGAACTCCGGTGCCGGGTGCCAGTTCTCATTCCGGATACCGTGCGCCACCCGCACGACCTTCTGCTGGAGCGTCCGCCAGGAGCGCCACGTCCGGGCTGACGGAAGCCACGTCAGCTTCGACTTCGTCTTCAGCGCGGTCAGGTGGTTCAGCGCCACTTCGACCACCGGGCCGTGCTTCCCCATCGCGTCGTCCAGGTCGGCATCGGTCATGCCGTCTTCGTACAGCTCGCGCGCTGTGTCGGCCAGGTCCGGCAGGGCGTACATCGTCAGCTGGTCGGACGACGCAGCCGCGTTCCCCATCGGTGACTTCTTCCCTGACTTGTGGTCGATGACGGTGCGGGAGCTGTCCCGCAGGTCGATGGCCCCCACCAGCTTCACGCCGCCCGGTAGGTCGATGCTGAACGGTTCTTCGACCGTGACCGGCTCGATAGCCGGAGCCACCTTTTCCGTGTACGCCGCGAGCGCCCGGCCGCCAGCGTCGTGCGCGTCGTCGCGCGTCCACTTCGGGTTCCCGCGTGAATCCTGGTTCGTCGGATGGCGCAGGTCGATTTCCTCGAAGTGCTGGTCCACCTGGTTGTCGAAGAAGTCCCGGACTTCCCCCGCTGATGGCAGCTCCCGCTGCATCTGTTCCTTGTGTTCGTAAGCCAGCGTTTCGTGGGTGGCGCGGCCGTAGGCCATGCTGACACCGGGCGGTTCCTTCAGCCCTTCCACGTAGCGGTAGGCGTACTGCATCCCACAGCGCAGGTACATCCCCATGCGGGACGCTGACAGGTGATGGGTCAGGCCCAGGCTGTCGACCTGCTGTTCTTCGTCGCGATCTGGTTCGTCGGTCACTTACTGCCCCCTGCATTCCTGGCAGATGTGAACGAAAGTTTGTTCACCTGCCACCTGTGATTCCTTCGGCTTGACCAGCCAGCCGTCTGCCTTCATGGCTTCCATCAGCTCTGACCAGTCGTCCACGTCGTAGGACTCCACCGTCCCGCAGTTGTCGCACTCCACGTCGTACCGCGTCGGGTCGTCGGTCCAGTGGGCGGGCCTGGTCGCTTCGATCATTTCGACACCCGGCCCCTGGGGTGTGTCTTCGCGTGCCGCTCGCGCAGCAGCTTCTTACTGACATGCGCGTAGAGCGCTGTAGTTTCGAGTCTCTGATGGCCCAGCTGTTCCTGGACCACCCGGATGTCCGCGCCCGCTTCCAGCATGTGGGTCGCGCAGGCGTGCCGCAGGGTGTGCGGCGTGATGGCGTCACTGTCGAGCCCGGCCAGCTCCAGCCATTCCGCGAGCCGTCGCCGCATCGTGCGCGCCGTCACCCGGTCACCCTGCTGGTTCGTGAAGATGGGCGCGGCCTGGTCGTACGGCTTGTCGTTCAGCCAGCGGTTCAGGGCCATGGCTGCGGACTGCCCCGTGGGCACGATGCGCTCCCGGTCACCCTTCCCGATGACCGTCACCGACTCGCCGTCGTAGTCGCCCGTGTTCAGGCCGATGGCTTCGCTGATGCGGAGCCCTGCCCCATACAGCAGCTCGAAGAACGCCAGGTCGCGAGCCGCGAGCGCAGACCGGTCTGATGCCATGGTCGACAGCAGGTCGTCCACCTGTTCCACCGTCGGCGGGTGCGGCAGGCGCTGGCCCACCTTCGGCTTCCGGATGCGCGCGGCCGGGCTAACGTCCAGCTCGCACGCTTCGTTCACCAGCCAGTCGTACAGGCACCGAACGCCCGCCAGCCTGGCGATGGCACTGCGGGCCGTCAGGCCGTCGTCCTGCAGCTGAAGCAGCCACGCCTGGACGTCGTCTCGCGTCACGGCTAGCGGGTCGCCCACGTTGTCCAGGAAGCGCTGCACCGATGTCCGGTAGGACCGCGCCGTGTTCGGGCTGTACTGCCCGCTCCGTTCCAGCCAGTTGAAGAACCCCTGTTCGTTCATGCCTTGAACCCCGTTGCCTGCATGGCCATCAGTATCAGCCGCTGGTACGGCTCGCTGATGGTCCAGCCTTTTTCCCAGCGATACCAGCTCTGCTTCGTCACCCCGACGCGCGCTGCGGCTTCGGTCTGGCTGACCGATTCTTGCCCCAGGTGCTCCGGTAGGTGCTCGCAGCGCCAGCGCCGCAGAACGTCCGCGTTCAGCTTCAACTTCACCCCCCCCCTTACAGCTCGCCCGTCAGGTCTTCCCAGTCGTCCGCTACGCGACGCAGCGCCTTCTGGTCTTCGGCGACCTGTTCGTCCACGTCTTCGTACTTACCCACGTCCACCAGGTCGATGATGTGGTCCTGGATCAGCTCGCGCATCACGGCGGGCTCCAGCGCGTCCAGCTCCCAGGACGACCGCCCGTACCTGGCGATGTAGTCCCTGGCCCTGGAGTCCGACAGCTTCGCCGGGTTCGGTGGTGGGTCGTACTGCTCGATTTGATCCATGTTCAGCGCGATGCGGTCGACGGTGACCCGGACCCGGAACACGTCGTTCAGGCGCTCGCGGATGTCGCGGGTCATGTCGATGCCGGACGGGTCGTGGTCACCCAGGTGAAGGATGACGACCCGCTGGTCAGCCTGCCGGTGCTGCCGGAAGCGCTGCGCCGCCCGCCACATTTCGGACTGCGACGTGTACCCCTTGCACGCGAAGACGGGCACGTCCCAGGCGGACGCGGCGTCCCACACGACCGACTCCAGGGCCTGCTTTTCGACCCACACTTCCACGCGGACATCCTGGTCTTCCCAGTGGTCCATGTCGAAGCCGGACGCAGCGGACCGCAGGATGGACTGCGGGTTCTTCCAGTGCTGCAGCGCCAGCCGGTTCCGGCCACGGTCTTCGATGGCGTCCCAGTCGACCAGGCCAGCCAGCCGGGCGTCATTGATGATGGAGCCCAGCCGGTTGTAGCTCCGCTGATTGTTCGGCAGCAGGTCCGCAGCCACGAACCTGTAGTAGAGCTGCCGGAGCGTCAGGCGCATGCCCTGCGCCTGGTAGTCGTCGATGATGCGATTCGCAGCCCCGATGACGGCCAGCGACTTGTCCTGAAAATCCTTCGGTACGTACGGAATGCGCGGCATGAATCTGAACCCCTGTCAGCTAGGAACCGGCAGTGCCGGGAGTATGCACGGTGTCGTCTACCTGTCGAGCGTGGCGAACAGCGCACCCAGGACACGTCATGTCGTCGCTGCTGGGGAAGATGCAGAAGTCTCCACGCTGCGGAGCCAGGCACGGCTTCCGCTTCCGACAGTACGGGCACATGTGGTCGTGCGGTTCGTAGTTCTTCATCAGGCTCCCTTCTGCAGTAGCGAACCGACCACGGCCCGCATGACCGACTGGCCGCGCGCGCTCGCTGCGGCGTCTTCGTCACCGTCACCCAGGGCAGCGTCCAGCACGGCCTGCTTTTCGGCCAGCTGCTCCTGCATGTAGTCGTCGATGGTGTCATCCGCGACCAGGTGCCAGACCGTCACAGCGTCCGAATCCTGGCCCATCCGATGCACCCTGTCTTCCGCCTGCTGCATGTCGCCCGGCGTCCACGCGAATTCCACGAACGCCACGTCCGACGCCGCACGCTGGAGCAGGTCCACGCCGGTGCCAGCAGCACCGATGGAGCCGACGAACAGGCGGATGTCGTCGTCTTCCACGAACCGGTCGATGGCTTCCTGTCGAGCCGTCGCCGCGTCGCCGCCACGGATGGCTACGGCCACGTCTTCGAACTCGCGGAGCAGCCCGGACTGGACGTTGATGTGGTGCGCGAACAGCACCAGCTTCGAGTCCGTCCCGTCGATGAAGTCACGGACCCAGTCCACGACCGCGTCCAGCTTCAGGCGGCCGACCAGCTCGCGCAGGGTGTTAATCCGGACCAGCGCTTCGGCCTGTTCCGCGCTCGCCTTCTTCTCTGCGCGCCGCTTCTTCTTCGCGTCCTGCTGTTCCGTCGGCGACAGGTGGGCGATGGACTCCAGGAAGTCGGAGTCGGCGGCCTTCCGGTCTGCGAAGTAGGACACCACGTCAGCTTCCGCGCGCCGGTACTCGCTGGCGTCCGACATCGGCACGGCCACCTTGCGCCGCGCCTTTTCCGGGAGTTCCTTCTGCACGTCACGCTTCAGGCGACGAATCATGCAGGTGCCGCGCAGGCGTTCGTTCAGCTCCGTCAGGTTCGACGACCCGTTCACCTGCCACCCGAAGTTGTCTTTGTACCCGGCGCAGTAGCGACGGACGTAGGACACCCAGCTGCCGAACATCCGGTCAAAGTGCCCCAGGATTTTCAGCGGCGTGACCAGCTCCACGGGCCGGTTCTTAATCGGAGTTCCGGACAGCCCCAGGACCAGGCCGTCGTCCGGCACGTTGTCGGCCAGCTTCGCCACGGCCTTCGTGCGCTGCGCCTTCGGGTTCTTCGCGTAGTGGACTTCGTCGATGACCAGCGACTGGAAGTCAGCGTCCATCAGCGACTTCAGCGCGGGCGACTTCTTCCCCTTCAGGTTCGACAGCAGGTCGTAGTTCACCACCAGCAGGTCCGGCTGGGTTCCCATGGGCTCGCCCTTCGCGGCCAGGTAGTCGACGCTCCGGCCCGGCAGCCACTTCTGGATTTCCCGCACCCAGTTCAGCTTCACCGACGCCGGGCACAGGACCAGGGCCGGGAAGCCGTCGGTGTACTGGATGGCCGCCAGGGCCTGGACCGTCTTGCCCAGGCCCATTTCGTCGCCGATGATGCAGCGCTTCGTGCTGGCCGCGTACGCCACGCCAGCCCGCTGAAACGGCATCAGGGTCATGCCTTCGCCACCCAGGCCGTCGACTTCCAGCTCTGCGTCTTCGAGCCGCGACGCGACCTGGAGCGCTTCCGCCTTGTCGACCAGCGTGCGGGCCACGTCTTCGGCTTCGTCGTCGAACGTCATGCCGGTAGCCTTCGCCACGGCGACCAGCTCGCGCGCCGCCAGCTCCGACAGGGGAGCCGTCCACACCTTCCGCTCGCCGTCCCACCGTCGGCCGGTCACGTTCGACTTCACTTCCGCCACCCGCGCCGGGTCGTAGTCGAACTTGATGACGAACCCGGTGGGCTCGCCGTCGTCGTCCCGGTCCACCTGGATGTTCGGCTGCGGCAGGTCTTCGTCACTGGGTCCGGCTTCGGACACCCGCTCCATGACGGCCATGGCGTCGTCGTCGATTTCCCAGCCGGAGTTCTGCGCCAGCTCGAAGACGGCGTGCACGTTCGTGAACGTCGGGTCCACTAGCCAGCAGCGCTTCGAGCTGTCCCAGTTCCTGCCCTGGAGCGCGCGGACCTGGTCGACCAGCTCGCGGTCGTAGTCGAACGACAGCGCCAGGCGCTCGCCGTCCATGACGATGTGACCCGTCGGGCGCGGGCCATCCGGTCCGGCGTCGGGGTCGGTTTCGGCTGGGTCAGGGATGGCGTCGTAGTCGATGCCGAATCCGGGCAGCTGGGTGTTCCGGTACTTACGCAGCATCTTGTAGGCGGCCACGGCCTGGGCCTTCGACCAGCTCCCCTGTCGGGCCAGGCTGCGGCCAAACGCCGTATCCAGCCCGTTGAACCCCTGGGCGTCTTCCGTCGCGGCTCCGTCGCACACGGTCGCGAGCGCCTGGACGGCTTCCATCAGTTCCGGGTACGTCATCGCTTCAACTCCCGGCGACGGATGGCGCGGCGAGCAGCAGCGGAGTAGTCCAGGTCGTGCTTCGTAAGACTGACCACAGCGCGGTCGATGGCGCGCTGCAACTTGTCCGCCCGGATGGTCGCGTCGGCGACCGCGTCGTCACCCTTCAGGGCATCGTGGACGATGCTTCGGATGATGGTGGAAACCCCGACGCCGCTTTCCTTCGCGAGTTCCTGAAGGCGCGCGTAGTCGTCGGGGTAGAAGTTCGCCGTGTGCGGTTCGTACTGCATCAGGACACCCCCTGCCAGTCGAACATCGACACGCCCTGAACCCACCGGTGACCACACTCTGCGGCGAAGCTGTCCGCGTCCTGGAAGTCGAGCCCCAGCGCCTGGATTTCTGCGTCGTCGTAACCCAGGACGATGTAGTCGGTGTGCTCGCCGCGCGTCCGGTAGTGGCCTTCCTGCGCATGCTGATACAGGAAGTCGATGGCGTCCTGGTTCGATTCGAACCGACCCCACACCTTGCGGCCGTCGCTGTCGTCGCTGTCGACGCCGCGTCGGCCAACTGTCCACGTCATTTCCATGTCTGAACCCCTGTGTTCGGTGGCTGGTTCCCTGTCCCGAACAAGTATACACGGTGTTTACTGCGCGTCCACCCCCGATATCAGGTCTTCGACACCCTGCCGGATGGGCCAGTGCGGCACCCGGAGTAGCCGACAGAGCGCGCGGCAGTCTTCCCCCAGGAGCCAGTCTGCGGGGTGCTGCTCGCCGCCGTCTTTCATCACCTGGCGATAGAGCTTGCGTTCGGACTTCGTCAGCTCGCGGCGACGGGCGAGCCGGTCATACCGGCGAAGCAGCTTCAGGTCGTCCCATGCGCGTTCGATGACGTCGCACAGTAGCTTCCGCTCTGGCCTGGTCGACTCCACCGTCCCACCCGCCGATGCTCCCTGCCTACTGCTCGCACTTCCGACTCGCCGCCCAGGTCGATAGCCCCAGGATGGCCGCATCCTTCAGGGTATCCACCATCTTGTTCCGCCTGTTCGCTTCCGCCACAGCCAGCTTCTGCTTCGTGTCGTCCAGCATGCTGATGCAGCGTTCCCAGCCACGTTCGAACGGGTTTACAGGCTCGCCCGTTTCGTCCTGGCCGCCACCCCCTGCGGCCATGGCGTGCAGCGCCCGGTAGTCTTCGACGGCCAGCAGCACCCCAGGGAACGGCGCAGGCTCACCCGTCGTCAGCTCCACCGGCTCCTGGGTCGGCGTCCAGCTGCTCGCGATACCGCTGGCGATACCGACGAAGGCGAGCGTGCAAGTCAGACAGGTCTGCAGTAGCAACAGCCTGGACAGCCGCTGCAGCTTCCTTCCGGACACGGGCGACTTCCTCCTGGACTTCGGCCGCAGCCCGTCTCCGAGCTGCGGCCGGGTCCGACTTCAGAATGTCGGCGATGGCGTCGACCAGTCCGGCCGACTCCACCAGCGCTTCCATCAGGTCCATGGCGACGTCAGGTGGGGTCCGACTCCGGAGCGGGGTCGTCGACGATGACGACGGTGCCCCGCTTCAGGGCCATGCCCGCGTTGATGAGACGGTCGCCGACCACCAGGCCGTTCGCGCCGTCGCCGACCAGGTACGTCACCAGCCGGTTGATGTCGTCCAGCGCCGCGATGTCGTCCGGCCCGATGCCGTCGCTGGCGTGCTGGATGATGGTGTCCAGGTCGCGGGCCGCCTGCAGCTCCGCTTCGCTGAAAGGCACCTTCGATTCGTCCAGGGGGTGGGTTTCGATCCGTGGCATGTTGCCAGCTCCCTTTGAAGGGTGATGTGTGGGGTACGCGCCTATCCTACTCGCGCCAGTATCGAGTCGCCAGTGATGGGGTCCAGTGCTCCGGGCTGTTCGTTCCGGACCCCGGCTTGAATAGCCCGAACCCGAAGCCGTGTTCCTCGCCTGCCGGTGCCTGGCCCTCCGTCACCTGGTACAGCACCTTCCAGCCCAGCCAGTCTTCCGACTCCAGGCGCTGCTTCATCCAGGCCATGCGTCGGGCCTGCCGCTCCAGCGGCGTTCCGTCGTCGTCGGAGTCGCCCCAGTCTTCTTCGCCGGTGACGCCGCATTCCGTGATGGACGCCACGTCGTGGCCATGACTCCGGAAGGTGTCGCGCAGTTCCCGCAGCCGGTCGTCGTACCAGTCGCCGCTGCCCTTGTCGCTGTAGGCGTGGAAGCTGGCGTGGTCCGGGCTCGCGTCCGCAGCGGCCAGGCCCCGCAGGACGTCGCCCAGGGACTTGTCGTCGCTATGGGTTCCGCCCGGCCCGACGATGGGTAGCGGGTGCTCGCTGTCCCGTACGGCGCGCGTGACGGCTGCTGCGGACCGCACGTAACCTTCCGGCCCGCTCGCGTACTTGTCGTTTTCCCACTCCGCATCCAGGCACAGACCTACCACCCGACCGCGTGCGAATTCGTCCCGCTCCACCTGGCGCTGGGCCATCCCTTCACAGAAGCGCACGGCCAGCTCTGGATAGTCCGGCCGGTGCATGTCGGCCGCGTTGTCGTTCAGCGACGGAAGCACGTCGAAGCCGTCATGGATGGCGTCGTCGACACACCGGACTGCCCAGTCGACATATCGGTCCACGCTGAACGCCGTGGCCTGCCCGTAGAACGACGGCGCTACCTGGACTCGCAGGGCCGTCAGTAGCGGCATGTAGTCGCGGACCAGGGCACGGACACGGGGGTCGCCGCCGAAGGTGATAAGCGCCCAGCGTCGTTCGTCCAGGGCTCCCGTCCGCCACCAGTTCGACCGCAGTCTCTGCCGTCGCCGTTGCCGTCTCTGCCGCTGCCGCTTGCGCCGCTGGTCACGCTTCCCCATCGAACCACCTTCGTTCATGCTCCAGGACAGACGCCGCGTAACTCGCGTTCCGACACGGCTGCTCCCGGTTCTTCCATAGGCCGCCGTTGTACGCCGCCAGCATGCACGTTTCATCTTCCGTCCGCGTTCGATTCCAGGCCAGATGCTGGCACGCCAGGCGCAGGTTCAGCTCCGGGTCGCACAGCTCCGGGATGTCCACACCGTCGAACCCGTGTTCCCTGGCGACAGCGCCCATCAGCTGGCCCAGGCCCCAGGACGCCTGCTGCCCCCACCACTCCGCATCCCGGTCCGCTCCAGGCATCGACGGAAAATCGGACGGTGGCGACTCCGACAGGGACTCCGCGTCGGTCAGGCGACGGAACGGACGGCCTTCGCGCACGTCCCACAGGTATTCGTACCGGGGCTCCGGGTTGTAGGCGTACACCCTGACGCCCACAGCGGACGCTGCGGACTCCTGATAGACCAGCGCGGCCACCAGTGTAGATCGGAGCCCGTGGCGCTCTGCGGCCGCTGTGATGACCGGTAGCAGGTCCATCAGCGGTTGCACGTTCTTCACGGCGAAACCCCTGCCGCATGCTCCGTCAGCTTCCGGTCGCCGTTCTTCTTCGGCGCGGCTTCTTCGATGTCTTCCACCGTGCTGTGGTCTGACCCGTGGATGTAGTTATGGCAGTTGACGACGACCGCCCTGGAGTCACGCTTGATTTCGCACACCAGGTCGTCCAGCTTCCGCTGGTTCGAGCGCGTGTCCAGGCCCGGCACTAGTTCACGAATCAGGCGCAGCATCGTTAGGCCCCCGCGCCGGATGATTGTGGTTCACGGCTGACGTCAGGGCGGCCATCGCAGCAGCGTTCGCCTGGACCACTTCCAGGACCGACGTCGACAGCTTCGCGTAGGCGCGGCGCTGGAACCAGGTGTCCAGAAACCACAGCACGACGACGACCGCTGCTAGTCCCAGCTCGCGGAACTCCAGCAGCGAGCCGACCCCTTCGAACAGCCAGGACATGTCCCGTTCCCCCACTCAGTTTCCGGTTCTGGCTCCCGGTGCTGGTCCAGTGTAACGGGTTCATGGTTCTTCCCCTACCCTGCGGCCACCGTGCGCCACTCTGTCCCGTCGCAAGCGATGACCAGGGCAGCTGTAAACGTCTTCGAGTTCGAGCCGTCGACATTCTCACCAGACTGCGCCTGCAGCGTCAGAGTGTTCGCCGCGCTGACCACCACGAAGGCTAGCACCCGCTGCTGCGAGTCGGCCACCAGCGGAAGGTTCAGCGTCACAGCGCCGTTCGTGCCGTCCACGAACAGGATGGCATCGTCGTCGGCGATATCGTACGCCGACATGGTGTCGTCGACGTTGCCGACTGCTTCCAGCCAGCCCTTCCCGCCGATGGCCCCAGGTAGAACGACGCTGGCGACTCTCATGGTTACGCCGACTTGTAGATAAGCGCCCCGGTGCTGTAGAGCGTCGCCGACAAGCCGTCGTTAGCGTGGCCAGCGTTCCGCGTGCAGCGCAGCCACAGATAGGTGTCGGACGCACCCACTGCGATGCCCGCACCCCCGGTCAGAGACACCAGCGTCGGCGCGTCGACGGTCGTTCCCAGCTGCTGTTCCACGTTCAGTTCGTTTGGCGCGGTCCCGTCATTGCTCGGACCCAGGTTCACGATGGCATCGTCTGCCCCCAGGTCGTACCCCAGCTCCATCCGGACCTGGTCGTCGGGCGGGCTCCCGGTTCCGGCCAGCCCAGCCTTCCGGTGATGAAGCAGGATGGCCACTTCGATAGTCTCACCCTGCCACGCCGGGGGAATCGGCACCATGTGGAAGAAGTCGTCGGCGATGGAACCCCAGTCGAACGTGGCCGCGTCCATGTTGTTCACGGCAAAGGCGTTCGCGCGGGACATCCCGGACCCGTGCTCCACCATGTCTTCCACGCTGATGAACTGCATGATTTCTTCCTCCGCTGCGGTCGCCGGTAACGACGGCAGCCCGATGAACCTGGGCCTGACTACCTGGCGCAGCCCCATGTCAGTCGTCCAGAACGTCGACGAAGACCACGACCTTGTCAGCCACGGACGCGAGCCCGGACAGCCGCCAGCCTTCCTTCAGGTAGAACGAATCTTCGATGACTTCTTCCGTGTTCGGACCCAGCTTCCGACCGAACCACCTGGCCGTCGTTCCTGCCGACGTGTCCGCCGACTCGCTGCCGGGCTCGTAGGCGTGCAGCTCGAACGTCACTTCCTCCGTGCCGACGTTCCGGATAGACACCGACACTCGCTTCACCAGGCCGGTTCCCAGCGTGTCGATGATGGTGGTTTCGCTGTCCGATAGCTTCACCCTTACCGGGTCGCCGACGCTGACTGCCATGGCCTATTCCCCCGCCGTCCAGAAGTCGATGTCTCGCACGTCTTCGGGCACCTGACGCTTCCCGCGCTGGTTCGCTGCATCTTCCCGCGCTCGCAGCATCACGTCCAGGAAGTCTTCCTGCAGCAGCCCGATTTCCACGGCCGTCAGCAGCCGCGCCCCGTCCGTGTCCGGCTGGTACTGGACCCGGCCCACCAGGCCGACGGCGTCCCATCCACGGTTGTCGATTTGAACCGGAACCAGCATGCCCGGACGGATTCGGACTTCGTCGTAGAACACGACCCGGAGCGTCCGCTGCCGGTCCGCCAGCAGCGACTTGTAGTAGTCGGCCTGGGACGTCGCCTGACTCGCCGTCTTCACGTCGCCGTCCGGATCAAACCGCTTCTTACGCTTCCCGTACCTGGACTCCGCAGCGTCGTCGGTGAACGACGCGCTGGGCCGGTTCGACTTCGACTGGTCGCCGTCGACGGTCCCTTCCGTCACCAGGTCCGCGCCGTCTTCCGCGTCCCGCAGCGAGCGCGGCACCCACGACTGGACGCCTTCCACATCATTGATGGCCACGGCCGCCACTTCGTACCCGTGCGGGAGCGCGTGCACATCCCGGAAGAAGTCCAGATACCAGTACCCGTCGGCCTGTTCCACTATCCGGTTCACGATGGTGCCCAGTCGGTCGCCGTTCTTCACGTCGATTTCTTCGTGGGCACCCAGTTCGGCTTCCACGTTCACCGTCGTGAAGCCATCCAGGGACCGCGTGTTCGCGCTGATGACGGTCGGTAGGGTCGTCTCCGCTTCGGCTCCGGATATCTCCTGTTCGTCCAGGTCCAGCCGGTTGAAGTCCCAGCCCCAGTCGACCATCTGCACGCGGTAATTGTGCGCGTGATAGCAGCCCGGCTGCGCCCCGTTTCCGGTGGGCGCGATGACACGGCCAGCGAACAGGAGCGGCACCCGTCCACGACCCACCCGGACCGCGTCGACGTAGGCGTCCAGGGCGCTATCGCCTTCCCAGTTGATTTGTACCCGAATCGTGGTGACGTCTTCAGTCGACACCCACACCACCACTTCCAGTCGGTGCCACCGATCCTTCACCACCTGGTCGGCCGACAGCTCCTGCGTAGTCGTCGACACGTCGCCGCTACCGTCGCGCTCCACTATCTGGATGTTGAAGTCGCTGGCGCTCAGTGTGGCCGTGCCGCGCACCAGCACCCAGGCTTCGAGCATGACCGGCTCGCCCGCGGTCAGTGACGGGGTCGCGTCGCGCTGCAGCTGCACGGTGGTACTGGTGTTCATCTTCACCGACTGCGGGACGCCCGCTCCCGGCGACGCGCCGGATAGCCCTTCGGCATCGTCGACTTCCGTAGTACCGGAGCCGTTCTGCGTCCACCCGTTCGGCGGGTCGGTTCCGTCCGCGTCCGTTTCGAAGTCCAGGTCTGACAGGTCGTGGAACAGTTCGTAGATTTCGTACGTAGGCTTCGGGTTCTGGACGACCCCACCCGTGACGTCGTAGTCGACCTGCAGCGCGCTGAAGCCTTCGTCGTCATCTATCTTCCCCAGGTAGAAGCCACCGTCCGGACCGGCAGAGTTCCCAGTGATTAGCACATGGCGGCCGTTCTGCGCGTAGTCGGTGTGGGCTCCGTTAGTGTCCGGCACGTAGTCCGACAAATCCCAGTCCGCCATGTGCTTCGGATTCAACGGGTCCGCCACGTTGAAGATGGCTACACGCTGGTCCGCGTCTGCGTCTTCGTACATGTAGAGCGCCTGGCCGTACCGATACAGGCGGAACATGGCACCACCCGAACCTGGCCGGGTGAACTGCAGCGACGCGACGACTTCCGGACTGGTCGGCGTGCCGATGTCCCATATCCGAAGCCACCCCAGGGTGGCCGATTCGATTTCGACCGTGGCCAGGAAGTTCGAGTCGTCCAGAACCGCGATGACGCTGGCGTCGGTGTCCGCGAACGTGTCTCCGTCCTGGTCGATTCCGAATCGGTCGACGAACGTCGGGCTGGCTGGCGTGCTGATGTCCACCACGGCGATACCCAGGTCCGCGCACACAAAAAGGTAGCTGCCGACCTGAACAAAACGCTGCGTCGTCCCGTCCATCTTCGAGTCGGACACCGACACCGGCGCGGCTGGGTTCGTCCTGGTGCTGGCGTCAAACCCGAGCACCGACGATTGAGACTTCACCCACACGTAGCCGTTGTCTCGCGCGTCGTACAGGGCCATCGTCGTCGTGTCCGGGTTGCCCGCTCCAGCTTCTGTTCCAGCCACGCTGATGTTCGTGGGGTCCGTCACGTCCAGCACGACCAGCTCGCCCGTCCCTGCGCCAGTTCCCCTTACCAGGAAGACGTAGTCCGGAACGCCGCCAGGGATGTCGCCATCCGCTTCGCTGATGTCGTTCCCGAACGTGCCGACGCTGTCGAGCACACCCCACGCCGCGACCCCCTCGAACTGTTCGTCTATGTCCGCCGCGAACAGGAACAGCGTTCCGTCGGGGCTGTCGGAGTCGGCGGCCAGAGCGTACGGCCCGACGATAGAAGCGCTGCCCACCTGGCCCAGCACGAACCTGGGGGATGACGTATTGCTACGCATGATTCGGAGCGCCGGAGCCGGAAGCGACCCCACGTAGCGGAAGTGCCCTTCCTGCAGGACGGCCGGTCGGAAGAACTGCGTATTGATGTCCAGCGAAGAACCCTTGTCCGCCAGCTGCGGGGTGATGCTGAAGTCGTCCAGGTCCAGGAATCGTTCCTGGCCGTAGATGTAGTTCGCCGACGCCAGCCCGTTCGCCGTCAGGTCGTTCGCGTTGACCCGGTTCCAGTCGTCGCCGTCCTGCTGGGTGAAGTGCCACAGCGAAACCACGCGCCGGTCGTACGGGTCAGCGAGCTGGAACCTGGACACCGGACCCTTGATGTAGTCGTCCGGCAGGACTTCGTCCCAGTACCCCGCCCAGTCGACCGCTACGTTCGCGTGTGTGGCCGCTGCGGCTCCGTCGTAGAGCGCGCCCAGGGTGAAGGCTTCGGCGTTCGTACAGTCGCCTACGGAGCCCAGGGAGCCCGTCGCCAGCTCCGTCGGCTCACCGATGTCTTTTCCACGCGAGCCCCACAGCGAAATCGTCGAGCCATCGAAGTCGACCGTGACCAGGGCCAGGTGCCAGTGGTCGTCAGCTGCGAAGACCGCGCTGGACTCCACTTCCACCGTGTTCGTTCCGTCGTCCAGGAACGCCCGCAGCGTGTCGTCCGCCGTCAGCTCCAGATACCAGCCCGCCAGGTTCGACGTGGTCGCGTCGTCGCGCTTCCCCATCAGCACCTGGCGCGTACCCAGGGACAGCGGGTTCCGGCGAAACACCAGGCCGAACGTCACTCCACCCGCGCCGCTCGCGTCGACGTCCAGGCCGTCGGACGGGGTGATGCTCGCGTCCACGATGTGCAGCCATTCATCGTCGCCGTTCAGGAACGCGGCGCGACCCCACCTGCTGGCTATGAACTTTCGCGGCATGGCTACCTACAGCGGCTTCTTCACGATGCCCTTTTCAGTCCGGGCCTTGTCCATCATGTTCCGCATAATTTTATCCGTCATCTTGCGAGCGAACTTGTCCAGTTCTTCTTCCGATGCATCCAGCCCGATGTCCGCGCCGTTGATGTTCACCACCAGCTGCTGAACCACCATCCCAGCGCCGGAGCCGGAACCGCCACCATCATCGCCGAAGAAGCTGCGCATGGCGACTTCTTCCCGCTCGCGACGACCGCCACCGTCCACGCTGATGTTCGCTTCGGCGTCCAGGCCCAGTTCCCTGTTCCGCTGTTCGATGTCCTGCGCTGCCTGGTCGAACTCTGCCAGCATGTCGTCGCTGGACTCGCCCGCGAACTCCGGCAGGCGCAGCAGCTCCGCGCCAGACATGTCGACCATGTCCGGGATGATGGACGCGCCGACCAGCTCCCGCTGCATCCGTTCGTATTCGGCCAGGGCTCCATCGACCGACGCCCGTGCGGACTCTCGCAGCGACCCGAACGCCACCGACCCGTTCGCCTGGATGGACGCCAGGTTCGCATTGATGGCAGCCGTCGCGTTCGCCACCCGCGTCGTCAGTTCGGCCTGCATCGTGGCCGCTTCCTGGGTGGTCTTCGTCTGCAGGTCTTCGACGGCCTGCTGGCTTTCGTCCATCTTCTGGCGGATGCGGTCTTTGATGGTGCTGCTGGCCTGGTCGACGTCCGACTCCATGGCAGCGGTCGCGGCGCTGAACGACATCTGCATCTGCTCCCCGCCCGCTTCGGCGGCCATCGTCACCTGGCCGATGGAGCCCACCCCGGCTTCCTCGAAGCTGAAGAACCCGTCGGTGGCCACGCCCAGGTTCTGGAGCATGGCGTCGAACCGCTGGAACAGGCCATCGAAGCCAGCGGTCAGGGCGTCGGTGGTGGACAGCCCGGCTTCCTTCACGACCCCCTGGGCCATCGCCTGGTCCAGCAGCTTCTGCGTATTCCGGTCCAGCTCCAGGCCCTGTTCCACCGACAGGTCGTGAATCAGCTGGAGCTGCGGACCCAGGGCCGCCAGCGCTTCTTCCGAAGACAGCCCGCCTTCGACCAGCCTGCGGAAGTTCGAATCGACGGTGTCGCCGAAGGTGTCGAACTGCTCTGCGGTCAGCAGGCCCAGCTCCCCCAGCCCCTGCGTCACCTGGGTCAGCGCGTCCAGCTTTTCCAGGCTCCGCTGTATCGGGCCTTCGTTCATCACTTCGGCGATACGGGCCAGCTGGTTGAAGCCTTCCGGCAGCTCGATTCCCAGCTCTGCGGCGCGAGTCGACAGGACCACGAATTCGTCGCCCAGCTCTGCCAGAATGTCCCGCATCGGAACCCCGGCCGCCTGCATCGCACCGAAGGCAGCGACCACGCCGGACGCCGCCAGGTTCACTTCGTTCTTCGTCAGGCGGAAGACTTCCGTCACTTCCTCCGTGCCGTCTTCCAGCACGGTCGTGATTTCCTTCCGGCTGGCATCTATCAGGGCCTGTACCCCGTCCAGGACCGACCGCGACGTGTCGACCACTTCGCCGCGCAGGCGTTCGGCTTCTTCCCGCATTTCGGACAGCGACATCGTGACGCCGTCCGCCAGCAGCGGGTATTCCTCCAGGACGTCCAGCGATAGCCCGGCCGACTCCGCGAGCTGGACCAGGGCGTCGGTCCCTTCCAGGCCCATTTCCACGGCAGCGGCCAGCACCTGATTGAAGGCTGCTTCGACTTCCGACGCCGACAGCTGGCCCATGTTCATC